AAGGCAATCGTCTGCGGAAAGAGTTACACCCTCCGGGATAGCGGTCAGTCTTCCGAGGTCAAGGAAACCGCCTGCGGAAAGAGTTACACCTTTCGGGATAGCGGTCAGGCTTCCGAGGTCAAGGAAACCGCCTGCGGAAAGAGTTACACCTTTCGGGATAGCGGTCAGGCTTCCGAGGTCAAGGAAACCGCCCCAATTCGATAAATCATCCTTTTTGCAGATTTTTATCATTTCACATATAATCGTTTCCTCAACATCAGGAGTAGCCCAATCCGGTTTCACATCATCCCATTGTAATTTATAAGAATTGTAATCAAATAATTCCCCATACGGAACAAACTCACAGGATGATTGGCGGTTTATAGTCGTGATATCGTCTTTAATTTTAAACTCTTTTGCGATATCGTTATGCGAGTCGTTGCCTTCGAGCGTATATACTTTAATCTCATCGTTGAAATACGTTACTTTTGCGCTTCGGTATCTACACATTGCCTTATTCTCCCTGATTTTTTAAAATGATAATTTTTTCTTGCCTGTTGGTTTTTCTTCTGGTTCTGGTTCTGGTTTTTCAACGACCTCGACTTCGCCTTCTGATTCTTCGATTACTTCGCCGGTCTCTGTATCTACAGTTTCTTTAAATCCTTCGGCTTGTTCGGGATAAAACTCTTCAATGTGGTCTTGTTCATCCAAATCGTCGTCAATAAGATTTGGTATTTCCGCTTCAAGAAGTTGCTGTTCTCCCGACTGGAGTTGTTTGAATTCATGTGCTGTTTTAATTAGATTTTGCATTGACCCTGCAAACTCAATTCCGGCGACATATATTTTAACTGGTTTCCCCGTAGTCGGATTAACAGCCATTTTCGGGACAAGAATTAAATTTAAATCAATACCGGCAAGCTGTCCACCTGTCATTGTCATGATTAATAATAGTGATGAATACAGATTTTGAATGCTGTTAAATCCCGTAGTCCTGAATTTCCAGCATGAGCCAAATCTATTTACATCCCTAATCATACATGATAGAGTCCCGTTCATTTTACATTTGTCTTTACCGTCATACTTCGGGTCGGCTTTCTCGCAAGGACACTCAATTTCTTTTTCATCACTTGTGATAGCTTTCTCACCATCGCCTGCGCATACGCACGTTGTACCGTCGTATCTTGCATATCGGCTTTGAAAATTACCCTCGATTGAATTGAAAAGAAGCATAATTGGAATCGATGTCGGTTTCTCACCGAGAGACTTATGAATCTCTTTATCTTTAATAAAATTTCCTTCCTTATCTCTGTCAAGTGTTGTAATCAGAAAATAGTCAAGTTTCTCAGGAAGTTTAAATTCAGTACCACCGGCGGATTTTTTTGTTTGTCCTTTTCTACCAATTTTTATTTTACCTATTTCCAATAACGATGGTAAAAGTGTTTTAATGTTTCGTGCCATTACGGTTTTCATTCTTTTTTCTCCTTAAGTTTACAAAAGTCAGTTGCATACGCCGGACAAAATTTCTCTGAGCATAAAATTGAGTTTGTGTTTGCCGGAAATGCGCTTGGACTTTTGCTTTCTGTAAAATTATTTACTTGTGAAACAATTGATTTAATAGTCTGTTTTGCCTCTTCTTCACAGATTTCAACATTGAATAATAACGATTTTGGTTCTTCATAGTTTTTTGAAACGGCAGTTCTCGGAATCCAGTCAACAAGTAATTTCTTTGGATTGCAAATACCATTCGTTTTTGCCAAAATGGAATAAGTGCCAAGCTGTGAATGATAGTCATCCGGTGATTTTCCTGTTTTTAAATCTCGAATTGATATCGTTTCGATTACATCAGCATGAGCAGTGATTATTGTCCCATCTTGCATTTCCGCTTCCATTTCAAATTCAACAGCTATCGGATTAATATTTGGAAGTAAAAAGTGATAATAAGAACGCATAATATTTTGAATTTGTATATCCGCATCTGATGGTTTCCCTGTTATCGTATCATAGGCGAGTCCTGATTCTTTTGCTTCATTAAAATAATTTATTGAAATATCGGTCATATCGTCAAGTGAAAATTGTTTGCCTTCAAGTTTATTTTGTAATGCAAATTTTGCACCCTCATGACATGACGTCCCGATAGTAGATGATACAAATCGTACCATGAAAGCATAATCATTGAGTTCAAATCCGGCATCGGTTATCATATCTCTATATGACCTTGATGCACCACGTCTTGGACAATCGTTCCATCCGGATGTTTGGGAAGCCCTGATTTTTAAAGTCATGCGATGATTCCAATTAATTGGTCTACAACCTTTTTGCATTCCTTCTCAACATATTCCGTTGTTCTAAATATATCACCATTATGACTATAATATGCTGTTGCATCTCCTGAATGAGCGCAATCGAAACCAATCCACCATGAATCATTTTTTGATTTCACCGGATATTTCCCCCAATCACGGGAATATGTTAAACCACCATGAACATCAATATCGCACTCATCATAGTCTTTTTTATACAATGGGTGATTTGAGGGAACTTCTATATATCCGCACCTATGACTGTTTTGGACAAATAAACCAGCAATACGATAACCCCTGTGCTTTTTGTCAAATTCTATTTTTGAACACATTATACACATCCTCCACTATTATTTTTTGAAACTCTGAACATGAAGTTTCTCGCAGCATTCCAGTCAACACCTTTTTTGCACGGAAACCATTTTTCCCACCATGCTAACGAGGCAATTACCATTAAGTTTGATTGCGTATGTTGATTTGCCGTCAATTTAATGAGATTTGGTATACTGTAAGAGTAATAGCCGTCATTGAATCCAAGAATCTTAAATGGCGGATGTTCGGAACATTTTAATTTAGACATGTACTCCTCCCTGATTTTTAAAGTCATGATATTCGCTCGATGATTTCAATTTCTATTTTAATTGCTTCTAAAAATGCACTTACAAAATTATCTTTCTGCTCAGGATTTGTTTCATTATAATAATCTGTTTCAAATTCACAAATTAATTCTCTTAAATCTTCCATTTTCATCCCTTGTGAGTTTTGAAAGTTTATATTTTGTGCGTTTTGCTCCCGGCTCATTAGGATTTATTGGAACATCCCATTTCGGAGTCCGGCATCGTGGACAAAGTGACGGTCGTCCTTCGTATCTCGGAAACCATTCTTTGCCACATCGTAGACATTTTGTTTTCTGAATCATAATTACCTCCTATATTTTGTGTGTTTATTATATAATTTAAACTATATTATATGTTATGTCAAGTAATTTTTTGGCATTTATGCCTGACGGCAGTTTCTTTTGTTGCGAAAACATGACCGCATAATTTACAGACATATTCTTTGAATGGTATTTTACCTTGATGATAGTATTTCCAAATTTCACATCCTGCATATTCGCCAACTTTTACTTTTTCAAAATCAGACATTTTTTATACCATCCCTAAAAAGATTATTAATGAAAGAAATATAAGAGTTTCGATAAAATTCATTTTCGCTTTTGCACATAAAAATATTATTAACCAAGCCTGAAAAGCTAATGCAATAAATGATAATAAATCCATTTTAATGCCATCCGGTTATGATATACGATGCTAATACAATAACGATAAAAATAATCGCACATAAATCAATGACATCTGTTAGTTCCATTTGTGATAGGTTCATTTCCGTTTCTCCTTTGTTATTTTCTGACCAGCCTGCCGGCACGAGTATTATACGATTAATACATAAGTTAAATGTTTAACCGGCAAGCCAGTCAGGATGATTTATAATTTTCCTTCCCAGACTATAGTCGCATTCCCCCCCGCATGTAACCGCCATACATTACCATCATATCTAGATGGAACAAAGCCTTGTTTCCACAAATCGACTGCTGGTTGAAATGGATATACATTTATTTCATGTTTTATATATTTCCACTTTTTTATCAACGGGAATAATGACCCTATATAAGCCCAGACTGAAGCCCAGACTGAATCCCTGACTGAAGCCCAGACTGAATCCCTGACTGAAGCCCAGACTGAATCCCCGACTGAAGCCCCGACTGAAGCCCAGACTGAATCCCCGACTGAATCCCCGACTGAATCCCTGACTGAATCCCAGACTGAATCCCAGACTGAAGCCCAGACTGAATCCCAGACTGAATCCCATTTTTTTAATAATTCAATATGTTCATCGGTTACTTGAGGAGCATTTATTTTAAATGGATTAATAGGATTAATAGCCTCGCTATATTTCCACCCAAATAAAGAGTCAAGGTCTTTTATTTCCCCAATAACTTTTAACCCTTGTGAGCGTGTTATTTTTGTACCTCTGCAAATAACATCTATTGTTTTTACCTGAAACGCTCTACAAGGAATTCTTGCGCCGATAAAGCAATCATTCGGATTTTTGCATGAGTGTAATCCTTTGCCGCAATCTCCACTTTCCGGCGGGTCAAAGGAATTTACTCTCACAATCTTACCTATATTATCAGCGTAATTTATCGTGCCGGAGTAAAAATCAGTCCCGTTAATACGAGTTAATTTATACATTATTATTCTCCTCTGTTTGTACTACATTCTGTTCCCGCTCCCTTGCTTGCTTCTCATACCGCCGTCTATCTGTTTCATCGGCAATATAATCGGCAAGATTGCCGGGAAATGATTGTTCATAGGTTGATTGGTTCATATTATATCTCATTCGTAATTTAATGACATTATGCAACTGTAATTTCCCGTTATAAATAAATGGTGCTTTAATGGTAAATGTAAACCTTTTATTATACTTTCAATTTCAGCATCACTCTTGCCAAGTTTTCTTAACCTATTTAAATCTTTGCAGGTTTCAGCGAGTAATTTATCGCTATTTATAATCTTAACAATTCTTTGTTTATCCGATATGTTCATATTGCCCCCCTTTGTTATGCCCGGACTTGTGACCGGACTGTTGTTTAACGGGGATTGCTCCCCGCCACTCACTTATTGTAATTTGACTATTTTGCAATTCTTTACTGGCTTACTGTCATCGTCAAATGAAGATAGGATTAAATAAGAATCTTTATCATAAACTTTAAATATTTTCTTAGCCATAACAAAACAAACTATAATTTCTTTTAACTCATCGAAAGTGCTGGCTTGCGTTTGGACAACATCAATCTTGTCCCCGTACTTCTTTTCGTTGTCTAAGAATTCTACTGTAAACATTTCTTTCTCCCTGTTTTGTGTGAGTATTTTTTAATCTTACGTATAATATATATTATATTGCATACTTTGTCAAGTCTTTTTTTCATTTTTATTAAAATATTTTTCCCACACAATAAAAAAGGGCGAGACCGACGAAGTCTCACCCCATTTTACTACTATTTTGCGACTGTTTACTTTTGTTTTGGCAGCCAGCTTGCAGGCATAACCGATATAATTGATTCAACGGCTATTGTCATTTTTTCAAATATTTTGTTCCATTCTGCTTTTGATAAGTCTTTGCCTTCTTCACTTTGAACTAGTTTACCTTCTCGATATTCTTTGAATACAGCGATTAATGCCTGAATAGGTGCTTTAAATGCGAGCCATTTCTTACCAAATATTCCGGCAATTATAGCGAATAAAACTACAATCCCACCATTGATTATGTTATCTTGAATTACATCTTTCCACCCGGCACATGCTGGGATTGCTGTCAAAACAAACATACTCATAGCGAGTAAAAATACACTAATGAATCGTTTCATAGATTCTACTCCTTTTTAAATTGTTAATAGTGTTCAATAACAGTTAAATGCAATGTATCATGTCCGGTCATAAGTTCCATAAAAGATTTAAACGTGTTTCCGCTATTTAATATTGCACGTTTATCTTTTAGTTTTCCGAAATATTGTCCGAGTAATATACATCCTTCGGTATGTTCTGCGGAATTACCGGGATGAAATTTTACAACAGTTCGGTTTGGCACGTTCATCACTTCAAATGTTTCAGTTAAATTAAGCGATAATATACTCGATAGATTTGTTTTCCCACGCTGGCAATAATATTGCTGAGCCGGAATACTGCTTTTTGAGGCTGCATTTAATATGTCAGGCGGTTCGAGCGTGCAACAAAATACTTCTTTATTTATTCGTAATATACCGAATGTACCGTAATCAAAGTTTTCTTCTAATCGTATAAGTTCCAATATTGGTTTCATTTTACCCATCCGTTCCGGTTCTGGTAGCTTTGATTGCCCCGTCAAGATTATTGACGATTGCCGCAAGCCCTCTGATTTCCTGAAATATTTCTTTAGCGAATATATCCATTTTACTATCAAACTTTTCATGCTCTTCTCGGCATCTCTCAAAGGTTACAAACCCTGTTTTTTCAAAATGAATTTCTTTTTTATTGTGATGCTCCTTAACCGATCCATTTATGCGCTTTACATTTTCAGCAATATCTTTTGAATATATAAATATTTCATCCAGTTTTTTCCGGTATTCTTCTCTGATGATATTTTCTCTTTCTTTTTGTTCAACTAAAACCAAATTATCTGCTTTCTGTTTCCATAACAGGATTTTACTTTTTGCAAAGAGGAAACTATGTTTTACAATATTTAGTATTGCGAATATTATCATACCAAATATGACAAGTCCGAGCGGGTCTTGTATCTTGCTGTTTAGAAATTCATACCAAATATGAAACATAACTGCCTCCTCTTAATAAATTGTTTTGGCGTTTCTTAGCTTTGCCTGTCGCTGTTTATTCACTTGTTAAGTCTAATTTACTCCCACATAAACATTCGATTTCGATAAAACATCCCACATCGGTCGGTCTAAATTCCCAGAGCAATCGTCCGCCAATAAGATACTTGCCGGTTTCCCGTTCCTTTTCTGCATATTTACAGTTATGTTTTCTAATCCAATTCTTATAAATCGCTATCTGTTCAGCGTCGAGTTGAAATGGTATAGGTATGTATTTATTGCAGACTTTTAGAAATTCCATTTACTTTTCCTTTATTTGAAATTTATCATATAAGGATTTTAGTTGCAATTGCATTTGTTCTCTATCGAGTAACGTATTAAAATATGTTTCAACCTTTTGAATTACATCGTCAGGAATATCAAAAGTCATTTCTATATTTTTCTCCCATGACGTTCCGTTTTCTTTCGATTTAATTCCGTTTAATTCTATTTCTTCTTTTGTGAATGCCAGTGCTTCAACCGTATCGTATGCAGATTGCAGTAATGCTCTATTATATTTCAGAGACATTATAATTTCGGTGATGTTAAGTCGTTCAGGGACATTAAGTGTTACCTTCATTTTCTCTCCTTTTTGTTAAGAATTAGCAAAGTAGAACCCACCTGCTGCAGGGTCATATTTAACATACTGGTCTCCACCACTGGGTGCGCCTGATGGCTTCCATGCTGGTAGTTCATCAACTCCCTGACTTGTTAGAAATTTCCCTACGGCGGCATTAGCTATTTCTACTACTACCGTACCATTGGATGCAAATAATTTCCACGTGCCGGAAGTATGAGATGTCATAGCATGTGCGGATGGTGCGAAAGTCGTCGGAATACTGGCGAGGTTTGCATAAGTAATTTTTGCTCCATTACCTGCGGAAGCATCGTGAATATGAGCGGAAACGTCTATGGTATCAACAGTTGCATTTGCACCTGAAAGAGTGATGTTGCCCGATGCGACGGTGATACCGGTAACGCCTACGATAGCTTTGGATGAGTTTATAACTTCGGTTGTACCAATCTTGAATGATGCTGCTTGGCAATACCCCGATGTTGCGATATGCCCACCACCAGTAACGCTTATACTTGCCCCGTCTAAACTTATTCCACCAGCTTCACTTATTGATATTACAACCGGACTTATTCCGAAATATAACGGACATCCTACAAAATACGATAAACTGGATGGATTAATACAAACATTTTTTGTACCGTCAGTTATATAAATAATTCCACCGATACCGGATTCATCCATTAATATTCCGGGCTTTGAGCTAAAAACATTATCATCTATTTTTAGTAACTCATTATCAGATGCATCAAGAAGCGTGATATTATTATTAGCACCACTAACAACTGTTCTTTTTACACCACTCGCCGCTGTTTGCACCGTGCCCTGCACAGTCAAACTTCCAGCACCCTGATTCCATGATAATCCTTTATTACCGCCAGCAATATCGCCCAACACAAGATTACCGGCATTATCCATATATGTTTTCCACGCATTATTACTATAAAATCCCATATATGTAGATGTTATACAAAGTCCAGAACCGGTCGGAGGAAGCGTATCAGTAAATCGTAATGGTATACTTCCAAGGTTACTTCCCCACGTTGCTCCAGCAGTAGCACCATTTTCTATCGATGTGATATTCGTTCCTGCTATCGTTCCAGCACCTGAACCGATTACAAGCGTATTAGTATCTAAATCAAAATATGTAAGTCCGTTTTCTGATTCAATTCTACCTGTCTGAATATTATCTGCCGTCAGTAATCCTATGTTTATATAGCCGTCCGGTGCGATTATAATTGCTCTTAATCCTTCAACTGTTCTCCAATTTCGTTGACTTTTAGGAATATTGCCTGAATCATCAATATCGCCATCGTCTTTTAACTCTTTATTGTCTTCATATAATCTCTGAATAAATGAACCATCAATAAAATTCGACAGTACCATCGTATATTGGTAAGGGTCGTATAGCGGATATGACAGTTCTGTAATTCTAACAGTCACATTCATAGAGAGGTCATCGTCATAAATTGTAAACGTATCTCCGATTTTAAATCTAACGCCATATTCTTTAAACCAGTGATTATCTGCCGTAACCTGATACTTAACTCTTGCCACACTATTATCAGTTAAATAAGCCAGTGTCGCAGCTTCTAACTCGGTTTCTGCGGCGGTAATATACGAAGCCGGCATCGTAATGTCAATTATCACATATTCATCGTCTATCGCCGGTTTAAGTGTTGCATTCGGAAGTGTATCGATACCAACAGCCGTTTTATTTGCAATAAGAGTAAATCTCTTATTCACTGCATCGTATGATTCAATTTCAAATTCATATCCTGCCAAATCGCCGGTATTGAAATGTACTTTTGCCGTTACATCGTCGATTAGATATGAATTAACATCAAAATCCATTGCCGAATCATCAAATACCAATACATCAGCACCAACTTCCGCTGTAGTGACTGTGCCTGTACGATGCGGATATATTTCTTCAAATGTTTGTACCGCTTCAATAACGCCAAAAGTAGCAACGTTATTTTCGAGATAATTATTCCCTGCATTATCAAATTCAAGTCTTTGTTTTCCTGACCTGTAATTAATTCCAAGATTTTTATTCGCACCATATCCGTATAATCTGGTTATGATGTTTTTTTCTGATTCAACAAATTTAGAAATATTTCTAAGTCCAGACCTGTATTCTAATATGACTCCGGTTGCATTTTCGTATTTGTCAGTGAAATTTATTTGCCGTCCAACAAAATATATTTCTCCAGAAAACTCCGTACATATTCGTTGAATAACTTGACGGCAATTTTCATCTTTAAAATGCAGTGTTTTAATCGTTGTATCAGTCTGGTCAACCGTTCCCTTTGAATATGCCGGCAGTGAATATATCCGATTCATATTTGTTATAATTAAATCAATAAAAGCATCTGCATCTCCGGTCAGATAGAATTCGCCAGCACCGAAATATAAGTATTGCACTTTTAGATAATTATAATTTTCTGACTCGAATATAATTTCATAAACAAAATTATTGCTGGCATTTTTCGTAATATTTGGTTGCTGATTTATATACCATTGTTTGTTATCGAATTTAATATAATCGCCTATTGCAATATCCATTACTTCCTGAGATTCGATTCTTGACGTTATTTGAGACTGCCCGAAAAATCTCTCTGTCATTACAGTATCAATATCAATGTTTTTAGAAGCGACAATTCCTGTTCCAGTTCGTATAATATAAATTTTTGCCATTTTATTAGTACCTTGTTATGAGTCCGGATATTTCGCTGTTAAGATATAAACTACCAAGTGTAATAATTTCAGAATTAGAGAGTGCTATGCCACCGGCGACTTCAACTGGTATTCCAACCGAAACTTCACCTTCACCAGTCGCTTCAATAGGATGAGTTAATGATATTCCTACTTCAACCCCACCCTCACCAGTCGCTTCTACCGTTTCTTCAATTGGTGGTTCTGTATAGGTAATAGTTAAATATGCATTCTGACCAGCGGTAAACTTTAATGCTTCAATGTTAGTTGGGGCAGTAGCATCAACGTCTTTTTTTGACCTTAGTGCAAATCTCAAAGAAGTACCTTGAGCGGCAAGAACAGCGGCTAATCCAGTAGCATTAAAAGTCAGAGCATTATCACCAGCGGAATATGAGGACGAGTTCCAAGTATCATTATATGGTGTTGAACCTATTAAATCATAATCCTCTAAAACTAATGGATTGCTATATGTAGATGAAACAATATATAAATCAAAATCGGTAGTACTATAATCCGCACTTCCATCCAAATGTAAAACGCATGAAGTAATATCACTCATTTCTGGTATTGCAAATGTCAAAAAACCACGATATATTGCATAAACAGCACCCTTGTCCTGTCCAACAAAAATACCAGTTGTATATAGAGAACTTGCAACAGATGCATTTCTTACAGTTGCATAATCGGCATTATTTAGATATAAAGACCCGTCATTCGATGCATTTACATTGCTTACTGCCATTTTTTACCCTATTAAAGAAGAAGGTTTTAACGTTTTCAAATCACCATTTTCATCAACTGCGTCTGCATTCCCGTATAACTCAATATCGATAATCGGTATTTTTGTTTGTTTTGGTATAACCACCGATTCCACAACAACAGATAATACTTTTTTATTCACATCGTATGTTGCAGATACAGGCACAGCGTCTCTGGGAACGCCTTTTATTGTTTCGAAATGCCTGTCATTTTTAAACATATTCAAGAGCATGAATAAATCGATTTTTATTATTCCTTGTGCCATAATATATTACCCTCGTTATTCAGGAATATCAAATTTCAAATCAATTGGAGCGCAGGTGAGTGTATTACCACTTACAAGACTCTTAACTCCAAAATTCTCAGCTGCATAAATCTTTGTGCTGGTAACGCCCCTTACCGCCCATCCATATACAGTGAGATTGCCGGTTATACTGAATGATACGCCAGTTACACCATTATATCTACTCACAATCGGGTCGGCATCAGTAGCGGCATCCCATGTTGCTTTTGTTAATGCAACTTTCTCACCGCCGTTTGTGGTGATTTCAGTTAAATCAGCATTCGCCGTAGCGTCTGTAATTGTTTCGTCATTCGAGAATAAGATTAGTTCCAATGCTTCTGGTGTTGCATTTGTTTTGTACACTGCGTCCATAAGAACACGAACGCCTTCTTTACACATTTGACCTGCCATAATTTTACTCCTTTTTAAGTGTTAATCCACCTTTATTCTTATATCGCCAGCTTCTAAATGCAGATAATCGTTTGTGTCAATTGTCTTTGCTGTTGCTAAACTTCCATAATATAAATTATTTCCGGTTGTAAGTGCATCACATAAAATAAAATACATAATATCGCCCCAATCGGCAAGCGCAATTTCAGAATTATAATCGTCTTCGTTTACCGACTGTCCTTCTGATGCTGCTGACCAGTTGTTTATTAATTCTCGGTTATAACCTAAATCGGCAGGTTCTGAAATTGTCGTTCCTGTATCAGTGTCAACTACTGCCACAGTCGATAATGCTAAATATAAATTTGCCGGAGGTGTTAGCGGAATACCAGTAAATAAATGGTCAAGTGTTGCATTTGCTAAATAATTTGATGCCCCATTTTTCATATATCCTATTTGGATCTGATATAATTTTATATCTATCGATGCGCCAGATTCAATCATTCTCGCAGGTGACCATTCACCATAAGCGATTATATTTCCTGTTGCCAATGTTGACGTGTCGAGTATTGCAAATGCTTTTGCAATTCCCCAGTCGGCGGATGGAGTTGGAAATGTATAAACAGTATTATTTATAGTCATTCTACCGGAAGCGGTTGTCCAAGCGTCAAATGCTATTCTCGCATAATCTCCGCCGGACATTTCGGAAATACTTCCACCAGTATCGGTATCAATTATATCCGCTGTTGCAAGTCCAATAAATAATGCATCCGGTTTTGTAAATGCTCCATTTCCGAGTACGTGGTCAAGTATTTTATTTTCTGCATATCTTGATAAATATCCCATTTATTGCCTCGCCGGTTCTGGTTCTCTTAAAATTAATCTGAAGTTTGCTTTCATACCGCCATCCGCTCCCCATTTTGTTGCTCTTGTTATTCGACCGCCATCTTTGAAATAAACAGTATGAGTCAACCCTGTTGTTCCGATATATATCGTATGGAGTCCGGGTGATTCTAAGACAGCTTTCAAAGAATTTAACGATGTTATCATCGCTGAATTCGATGAGCCTCTTATTTGACACGTTAGTATTATATCTCTCGGCTCAAAATATATGTCATTATCAAGAACGTATGCTTGTTCGCCATCCTCATCGAGCCAGTTTTCAGATGTTTTCCCTTTGCGTTTTAAAAAATCAATATTTCCATCTGATTCTAAAACTTTCACGCCGTATGTCGTTTTGAGATTTGAACCATCAAGCCTATATTGTGCCATTAGATTGCTCCCATTGCTCTTAAAATGTCATTGTTTGTGGATATTTTTCTATCGATAGATTTAAGATATTCGGTGTTATCTGCGATTCGTATTGTCTGAATGAGAATATCGTTTATTCCGAGAAATGACATCCGCATATCATGCACATCGATTCTGATTGCATTAAATTGTCCTTCAAGCACACCGGCTGTTTGTTCTGTAATTCCTTGTATTTGACCGGATATTCCTTGACTTCGTGGTGATGTGCTGCCGCCGTCTTCGAGTAATCCGGGCAGTCCTGCAACTCCAAATATACCTTGTCTTATCGTTTTTGCTTGTGCGATTATATCTCTATAATCATTTCCCAACTCCCACGCCTCGCCAGATGTAAGTTCTCCGCCTGATGCCATTGATACCGCAAGTTTCTCATACCAGTCTTTTAAAAACTGTTCTTCTATTGTACGTTTAAAAGCATCATTAAGCGCATTACTCATTATCGATTCAAAACTCTGTGCAAACAGTTCAGCTTCAGACAATCCGGATTTAAGTCCATCTGTGATTCCATTAGCGATAGATTCGGCTGTCGTGCCGGTGAGATATAATCCCATTTCATCTGTAAGTTCTTTCATTTTCATTTGAAAATCATATTTTTCTTGTTCTGAACCCACAGCCATTATTCCAAATGGACTTTTCGCTTCTTTTTCCATACGGTCTAATAATGCATAATAATAGTTAGTTTTATCAACTGCTAAATCAATTTTTTGTCTTAAATAATCCCAATATTTAACATTGCCAGTAAACATACTACTGACACCGTAAGAAGAACCTCCTTTTTTAATGTATTCTTCTTTTGCATATTCTTTTTCCCAAAGTGCTTCATTTCTAACATCTTTTTGCTGATACTTTGTAAAATAATTTACAGCACTACTCACTAAACTCGTTATGGATGATATTATGCCTAAAGTATTTTTTGTATCTAAATTTTCCATAAGGTTTTTAGATTCAGTTACCATATCACTTAATATAGATAATCCTTCAGAAAGTGAATTATTAAACTTATCAGCAATACCGGAATATTCACTTAATATTTTAGATACATCATCTAATTTTTTAAGTTTTCTGTCTAACTTTTCATTTTCAACTGCTTCTATTTCATCTATAAGAGTCTTTTTTTCTTCTTCAGTTCTATAAAATGCCTCATATTCTTTCTTTAACATTTGGAGATATGAATCTAATTCATCATCATGCATCTTTCTTGTATCTTTTAGTAATTTATATAATTTTTCTTTATTCTCTTTTATTACTTCATTTTTTAAATTTTCATTTTCAATACGACTATTTTTTATATATTCGACTTCTGCTTCCATTTTTTCTTTACTTAATTTCATCGTATCTTCAAATTCTTTTTTAGTGAGTTCTTTATCGATAATTGCCTGTTTTTTAGCAAGTTCTTCAGCAAGTTCTGCATCAATAATCGCCTGTTCTGCTTTTAGAAAGTTCTGTTCAGCTTCGGTTTTTCTCCATTCCGCTATTTTTTTCTCTTGTTCGGCTTTTCTCTTGTCTTCTGCTTGTCCGGGAGTTTCTTCTGCAAGTTTAGCTTTTAATATTATTTGCTCATTCAAAAGTTCTGTTATAAGTTTCGATATTTCATATTCTTTTTCTTTAAACGTCAAACCTTTTGCATAGATTTTATTTAGCTGTTCTGCATATTTTTCTGTATCAATTCCAATCTCTTTTAATTGCCTTGAAACGAAATTTATATCACCTTGTTGACTGACTCCTGATTTATATCCTTTTACGTTTCCAAAGGATAGAATACCTGCAAGCGTTTCTTCATTGATAGTTTTTGCCGTATATCTTTTATTAAGTCCTGCTAACATACTATCTACAATTCCAAGTATGTCATCACCAAATCCGGCAAGGTCAGCTTTTAAATTATTCCAAAACAGTTTTGTTTGATTCCCTGTTTCTTCGAGCTGTTTTGCAAGTGCAACATTCTTTGAACCCAAAGAATCAAGCATTTCACTATATGATTGATTAAAATCTCTCCCCTCGTCAGCACCAAGCGCAAGTAATCCTATAAGTCCTCTAACATTCGGGACGAGTTTTCCAAGAATAACATCTGAACCGCCTGTCTTTTCGTTTAAATCGGCCAAGAATGCTGAAAGCCCTTTTGCTCTAAGTGCTGCTGTTGTGAATTCAATACCGAGTGTTTTCGATACTTTAATCGCATCTTCTGAAGGCGTTATTAAATTGGTTAAAAATCCTCTAAGTGCCGTAAAAAATATTTCCGGCCTGACAGTTTTTGTACCGGTTGCAATCGCAGCATTCAAGTCAGTAAAGTCAAGTCCTACCTGCGCAGCGAGACCTGTAACCATTCCTATCTGAGAAGCCAGTTGCTCCATGTTAATTTTACCGAGCCTAACTGTCGTGAATAATTTATCTGATATTTGTTCCGCTGTTCCAGCTTGTTTTCCGTATGCATTCATAATCGATGTCAAAGCATCGGCAGTTGTAAACGTATCAGTTAAACCGGCAGTTGCTAATTCTGCGGATACTTTCAAAACATCAAGCGATTCTGCGACATCAGTTATGCCAGCGGAAATAATCTGATATTCGGCTTTTGCAAGTTGACTCGCTGTTTGTGGTAATATTCGAGATATTCCGAGAATTGCATTTGAGACTCCTTCCATATCCTTTGTGACTTCATCGGATATTGTCGAAACATCTATCATCGCAGCTTTAAATTCTTTTGAGAATTGATACATTTCGGCGGATATTTTTGCAAAAGCAATTACAGCTCCACCTCCAAGCCCAGCGAATACATCCATCGTCGAGATATTTTTCGTTAATCCAGCAAGAATACCTTTTATCGCTGTTGCTCCTGTTTTTACACCAGTCGGATCTATTCCAGTTTTGAAAAATAGAGCATCTCCACCACCAACATTCAATGGCATAATATTACCTCAATCTTTTTTTGCAAGATTCTTCATTCCAAATATCCCATCTCATTCTTTGTGGATTTTTTGAATGATGAACACCTGCGTTAAAATATTTTCCTGCTTTATCGTAATTCCCTAAATCGAAATAGTGTCTTGCAAGCCAAACAAATACTTCATCGATAATACTGTCAACGTGAGAAGCTGTTAATCCCTCCATCACGCCACCGACTTTATTCGATATATTGACTCCTTCTTCTAAATATTTACAGGCAAGTTCCTCGTTTTGCTTGACTGCGTAATAGTAACCGATATGAAATGAAATCATCGGAAGCCTATCAGTAAATTCTTCTGCTATCTTTTTAAATTCAAGGGCTTGTTCAATTTTCTCATGGATAACGCACGAAGCAACCAGCACATTAAATACTTCCATATATGCTGAATATCCATCGTTATAATTACCGGCACTTTTTATTTCTCTCATTTTCTTAACCCAAATATCGCCGTATTTCATCACTTCATCATGAGCATCTTCTGTCTGATATGTTTTTATTAAATGAGTAATCACCTGCATATTGTCCGGATTTTCTTCATATTCTCTGAGTAAAATTGGCAGTGTTCTTTCCAATTTCTTTTTTCTTAAATCGGCATTCCCCTCAAACATATATCCGTAATGTAGTAAGTTTACATTATTAGCAATAAAATACGGTTCTTTAGGAAGCGGTTTATTATGCGCAGCACCAATATAGAGTGGTTCTCCATGAGGATTATTAAATATTCTCGGTTGCTGTACATTTGATTCGGCACTTCTATTCTTTTTTAATATATTTATAATATTTAAAAACATCGTTGAGTATTCAGAATATTCAGGATTCAAAATCATTTCTTGCAATAGATATAAACTTCCTTGTTCAAGCTGTTCATCTGCATCGATAATCATTATTTTTCTGCCTAATGCTTTGCTTATTCCGTAATTTCTATGATAAGAAAAATCTTCTTTCCATTCTTGGAATTCAACGTAATCGGCGTATTTTCTTGCAATTTCTTCAGTTCTGTCACCTTTTTGTGTGCATATAATAATCAATTCGCACCAGTCTTGATACGTTAGCGGAAGTATAGAGTCCAAACATCTCTGTAAATTGCCTTCTTCTTTTCCAACAATCATACATATTGATAATTCTATTTTCGATTCCACAAAACCAGTTCCTTTGCAAACAGGACATTGCGCTGTGCTTGTTTCTGCGCCGTTGTCAATTTCAATTGTACCCTCGAAACATTTATCACATTTAATTTTCATACAACACTCCCGATTTCACCAAAATCTGTAATTTCCTGATATTCATCGCCATCTTCGGTTTTGCCTTTCGATTTTTCTTTCTTTTTTTGAAAATCAGATTTTGGAATTGAGTTTATCATCATTTGTATATTCACCCATGAGACTTTCCAGAGGACATCGTCCCATGAAAGTCTAAAATATTTAATTACTGAACCGATTGTTTGCCAACAGTTTCTGTATCTTGTGGGACTTCCATCTTGCTCTGATTCAGATTCTCCATCTGATTCAGTCCCTTGACCAAGATGATAGATTGTAAAAATTCTATTATTCGCATTTGCTTAATTATTATATTCAAAAGTGTTTGTAATTCAATTGGAGTAAGATTCCATTTAATAAAGTTTTTTAAAAATATGGACGGTTCTGATTTTGTATCAGTTATTGCGAAAGCGATAACTTCAACAATTTTATTGGCATTTTTGTGAATTGATTCAATTCCTTCCGTAACATAGTTATTCAGTTTTTCGACCTCATCTATGTTATGAATAATGCCGGATATACGTATTATTGTTCCGTAATGTAGTGGTTTTATAGTGAATTTTCTGACAGTTTTTAGAATTTTCATTCTATGAAGAATATTTGGATGTGATACTGATATTTCAAAGTCAACGCCTTTCTCAACAAGTGCATCTGAGATATGATTGATGTCAGGTTTTTCCTTTGCATCAATGGATTTCATTGTATATTTCTCCTTTGTTTAAGCAGGGAATGAATTGACATCCCCTGCTTATTAATAGTTAGATTTGTGTTCTTGTAATTGGAGCGACATTTCCTGTAGAGTTTTCTCCAGTCATAACTTCTGCTTGAAAATTAATAACTCCGGGTTCTGTTGCGCCTTTGTTTGAAAATCTAAGGTCACCACCGCCAGAGAATTCTGCTCTCGGGATATCAAATCTAAATTTAGCACCGCTATATGTTTTACTTGTTAATCTGAGAGCTTTTTCAATAACACCTCTTGGATCAGTAGGTGCTGACCATACGAGAGTCGTGGTATTGTATGAGCCTCCGAAAGCAAGCGTCATAATTGAAGAAGCCATATCTCTGGTTGCGAATTCGACCATCTTTGCGCCTTCTTCGGTTATAACTATATCGGCGTAGTCAGAATCCTCCGTGAAGTATTTATTTTTTGACGGTAACTCAAGTGCTAAGTGGGCAGTTCCCGGCACGATATTAGAAATTGTAGTATATCCTGATGTCGCTGGCATTGCGAATGTGGTTGTGTTTACTGCACCAACCAATATACTCTCAAGCCCGACGAGTCTATATTTACTCATGTTATTTTCTCCTTGTTATGATTCAATTGTGCATTTTAATCTCAAACTGCCGTATGACATTAATTCATCGTCAACGTCTTTAAATAGTGATTGACTTTCAATAACAAATTCAAAGTAAGTTTGAGTTCCGCTCGTGTATGCTTCCAAAACCGATATGACAGCGTCCATAATCGAATTAATAGAAATATCATCTGACATCCCGTTCGGAAAATTTTCTGCAAAACAATTAATAATTACGACTGATGTTTGAGTAACAGGGTCTTCATTATTTGAAATAGGTAAACTCAAAATAACGATGTGTTTCCCCTGCGTATTGTCCGGCTTGCTAAAACGATAAACAGCCCCACCGCTAAGTGTATTTTTTACTGATGTAACATTAACTACAGGAAATATTTTCTCAATTATATCAGTTAGTGTTTTCATGTGAGCCCGGCATCTTTCAATAAATCTTTTATGTCTGAATCTTCAGGGACGGAATTCGTTATAACATCCCATCCCTTTGATTCCAATGGAGCAGCATATTCCATTCCAGCAACGCCAATCAACCAAATTATATTGTCCTGAAACATATCATTATCATTTATCACATCATCAACAGCTTTTTTTGCAAAATACTCTGATTCTTCTCCTTGACTTTCGCCTCCTGAATAATCAGAGTGTAATGTTTTGCCGTTTAGCACTACATCATAAGCAATCGAGCCTCTCAGATTTTTAGTTATGTCGTGATAGTCCCCACGTTCTCTTGCCTCATTGACAAACTTTTCACCCTCGTACGCTAACGCTAAGGTAATTTCATTTGTTTTGTTTTTAACAAATTTGTCAATACCGGTAAAAAATGAAGCTAAAGTAAACATTGGAATGAGTCCCATCAGCACACAATCTCCGAATGAAGTTGATAGTTAAATAAATTGATAAGTACAAATGTTTCATCGAATATGTCAATTTTCGCTGTTTTTTTATCAATCGTAACACTTTGCAACGGAAAACTGATAACATATCTAACAACCTTTCTATTGCCATCAGCGTCAACAGCATATCTCTCTGACTGCGGTTGAGCATTACATACAGTTCCAATTGTAGCAAGCGTTGCAGCCGTATATGCACCAGTTGTCTGGTTTATATGGTCTGTACCACTTTGCCAACTTATGACCATTGTATTTGGATAACGCTGAAATCCCATCGCTTATTCCTCACCAAAAATCCGTATAGACTTCTGCAATTTTGCCAGTTATCTTCGGAACATTTGTTTGATTTGTAATTTCAGGAAGTTCCAGTCCCCACTTATCATAAATCGTTTTTCTCAATTGAAGGCATTTATCAGGATTATATTTAATAGCGAGTCGTCCATCTGTTAAATCGGGATGTCCTGCTAATGCCAGATATATGTCTGCCATAACCAAATCAATTTCCTGTTCGGATGATGCACTATATGTACCTGTTGGCGATACTCCACCATCAAGCAATGCCTTAGTGAAAATGTTATCATCCGAAGTTCGGTATTCAGTCAGTGATTTTAATGCTTGCAAATTAGTCATTATAATCTCCAGTTATGCCCAAGTTGTCGCAAGAGTATAAAGATTAAAGCATTCATCAACACGAGTCCATGACGGAAATGCATTTGATTCACCTTTTGTAAATTCCATAACAGGGTCGACATCAGAATATTTGCTAATAAGTACACCATCGACTTTTGTCTGAGTAACCTGTTTTGGCGGATTCGTTTCTTCTGCAATAGGAGCAAAAAGCATATTTCCTACCTGCAAATCAGGAATGAAACAGACTCGTCCGGTATTCCACGGGTTGGCGGTTGTCTGGGTATGAGCATCGACTTCAATTGTAATGCTCTGGTCAATAATTATAATTTCAGGCAGCCCTCTCGCTTTCAACATTGAATTTGCCTGTTCTAAGGTCGGCGTTAAAAGAATTTGACTTCCACCATATAGCTGACCATAGCAATAATTTTTTGTTTCTGTCGAAGCGTAAAAATATCCCCAATCAGTCTCGTCCATAAGCGCATATTTCAACTTTACGCCAATAGCTTTCGCAGCAGCCTGCACAGTGATAAAATCTGTTATAGGTGTGGTTGTGCTTGCTGTTGCAGTCCATACTACTGCGCATCCGATTTTATTTGCAGTCGGCATTTGAAAGTCAATTGCTGTTTCGGTAATAATGCCATTATTGTTAGTTTTTGAGAGTGTTAGATGCGGATACGAGAGGATTTGCAATGCTGTCCACTCAAGTCTTCCTCTAACGGATTTCCAAACAAAATTAATGTCATCAAAAACGAGTTTCAGAAGCCGGTCTTGGTCAGGATTTGCCATGCGTTTAAGCTGATTATATTTATTCAAATCAGTTTCTTGCATAACTCGTTTGACTCTAACGGCAGGAATAGTCCCAACCAGTTTGCTAATTGTTTGTCTTGTTTTCTGAGGCGCAGAACTATTATACGAAACAATATCAGCAGCTACAGGTCTGCCCTCCGCCCCAACCAGTGTCTCGTACTTCAATTCATCGGTTGTTTCGGCAGGGAAAAAGTCCGGATAGTAAAAAAGTAATGGTTTTAGATTTGTTATATAAGTCTTAATAGACTTTTTGTTAATTTCGCTAAGTAATGAGTATTGCATTTTATATCTCCTTATCTGTTATTTTTTATAGTTTGATTAAGCAAATCTCATTCTATCAGTTAGATTTGTTTTCGTTGTAGCTGTTACAGCGTAAGGAAGTATTGCCTCATTAACAGTTCCCCTGACAACTATACCAACATTGATGTTATTCAGTGTTTTCAAGTCGTCTTCACGAACTCTGATATTGTCCCGAATCATACCAATTGCGGTATATCGGTCAGTCTGGTCAACAGCAACAACTGTCGCTGCAGCAGCACCTTCGACCACTATACTTGCAGTTGCCAAAGCACCGAGAGCCGTTCCAACGACAATCGTATCAACGGTGCTGGATGTTCTGGTTACGGATACAACAGTCGAAATAGTAGCCTGACCATAAATACCTATATACTCACCGACTTTGAATAAACCTTTTGCTTTTGCAGTCCTTAACAACGTAACAGTTGTCGAAGTGGTTTGTGTTTTATTCGATTTCTGAGACTTTACAATATTAAACAGTCCAGAAGTACTCGAAGATTCCGCTACAACTGTTCCAGCCAATAGTTCAGTCATGTCAGGCGGTATTTCAGATACTTTAATTGTACCGCCTCCGGGAATATCCTCAAGAATTTGTTCAAAAATTGGATGATAAGCGACACCAGTATCCTTCACAACATCCAGATTGTTATCTGATAAACCTTGCATGTTTTTACTCCTTTATTATCGTTTAATTATTTTTCAGCAGTTGCTAAAATCTGCTTTGTTGCCAAACCGGCTACCTTTGTTGGTTCACCGTTCTGTCTTTTAGCGAATTCAGCTACTTGCTGGTCCGAGAAAGCCTCACTCCCTCCGCTTCTTGCGGGAGTTCCACCGGCTGCAATTATTGCATCGTTCTGGATTTGAACCTGAGTTTCATAATTTGTTTTGAGATTTGAAACCTGCATTTTGATTTTTTCAGGCTCTGTTTCTGTAACAAATTTTGACCATCCTTCTGCAATTCCTGCTTCTTTTAATGCAGTCGAAACATAAACATCTCGTTCCTTCTGTGTCATGACAGTTTTGACTCCAGTAACTTCATCTTTTAGTGTGGTGACTGTTTTAACCAAATCACCCACCATAGTTTTCAGTTCTGAAATTTCTTTGTCTTTCGCATCAGTTGAAATGTTTGTATCACTTTTCTTATTTTTGTTTGCCGCTTCATCGGCAAGGCGTTTTGCTTCGGCTTCTCTGTCTGCATCTGCTTTCAGCTTTGCATCATGAGTTTTAATTGCTTCACTCACTCTGGTATCTGAAATTGATTGAGCATATTTGTCCAACTCATCCTGAGAAAGCCCTGCAGTTTTCAGTGCTTCCTTGATTTTGGATTCTCGCTCGCTTCTTACTAATTTGTTCACAGCAGATTCAATTTCGGTTGCAGAAGTAACACTAATTTTTTCCCACAGACCCTCAGAAAGACCTACTTTTTTGAGTGCTTCCTTAATTAGAGTTTCCATTGGTATTCCTTTTTTGTTAATTGATTAAATAAAAAAAACCAAGACGATAAGTTACATCATCTTGGTTTTTCCAACTATGATTATATTATATTAATTTATACTAAGATATAGTTTCCGTTTTCCTTATATACTGAAGTTTTCCTTCCCGTATAAGAATAACTATTTCTCCATATAAATTTTTTCCACTTTCACTTTTTATATCTCCTGAGTCATTAATTAGTTTTTTTATCTCACCTATAAGTCTGTGAGATGGAATTACTTTATTCATAATAATTAACTTTCTTGAAATTGTCAAGTTATTTGTTATAAAATGCTATTATTTTCTCGACATACATTTCTACTTCTTTCATAAACCATTCGGCACTGTCACTATATTTATTCTGGCAGATTTCTTTGAATGATTGTTTAAAATCATTTTTTAATTCAATATCATCATCATCATATTGAGAATAAATGCAATAATACGCATGTGCGATTAACAGCGGTCTATCTCGTTTTATTTTGCTATCGTCTTTCGACTGACTTTGATTGTTATCGTAAGTATAAGGGACAGTGTATGACTTCGATGGAACGATATGCTTTACCAAGCCGTTATGTATCAATATATTTGCCGTTAGACTATCCTCACCGTAGTCCATTCGACTGACACCTATTGATTTTAATAATTCAATAGCTTCTCCTCTTGCTTCGATTATATTTTCTCGTTTAAGAATAGTATTATTGAGCGCAACCAGCCCGGAATGATTAACAAACAGAGATACAATATACTGTTCTGGATTCGGATATTCAGGAACATGCCAAACAACGCCATTCGGTTTGCCGTCAACAAATAACTGTTTTGGAATAGTTATAAGTGTCTTTGCGACACTGCCTTCGAGTTCAAATTTTAATGATTCAAGATAACTGAATGAGAACGGGTCATCAATATCCGTTGTCAAAATATCGTCATACTTTGCAAGTTCAACACCAAATTTAATCGCATAGAGACATCCACTGTTATGCTGAATATTTACTACCATTATTTTGGCATTGCCTTTGAACGTTGATTTACACTTATTGAGTATTGATAAACTTTCATCGGTTGAGCCGTCATTAATAAATATTACTTCTGCTTCATCGTTATTATAATTAGTGAGTTCTGCGAATCTCTGTTTAATGAAATTTGCACCATTATAAACCGGAATGATAATTGATATTTTCATTATGTATGATTCTCCTTAAAATTTATAATACTTCTGACAGAATAGAGAAACTTAACTCCTGTAACATTCCACAGTTCAAATTCTTGATGGATATGTTCAAAGCTTTTTGCTATTACTTTAAAAGAGCCTTCGTGTCCTTCATTTTTACAAGTTACTACAAAGATTTTAAACTCTTGCATCGCACTTGTTTTCATTATATGCTTCGCCCCTCGTTATATATGACACCTGCACATTTTATCTTCAATAAATACGTTTTCGATTATTTCGTTATATGTTCCAAACGTACATCTCGGACACTTATTCACATCGATATTTGCAATCATATCAATATGTTTCTGACTGCCCCAGAATTCTTTTATATCTTGGTGCCGGCACATTATCAAATCTTTATTACCTCGCATATCAAAGCAAAGATGACAATTCCCATCTGCTCCGAACGTTGCTAATAGTGGCGGAGTCCAGCATCTTTTAAAATTAACTTTTCTTTTGAAATTCGGTTGAAATTTATGCCTAATTCCATAAACATGGAAATCCTCTGTTTCGAGTTTCATTGCTTCTTCTATTTGTTTATCAATTTCAGTAATCATTTCATCTGTATATTCGAGTTTATCTGTTCCGGTTACATTGTCGAATCCTACAGGTCGTAAATGAAAATCATTTGCTCCATGTTTAAATGCAAGATTGGCAGCCGTTGTTATTTCGTGATAATTGTATGGATGAAGAAGAAACTTAAATCCAATATTGCATTTTGATTTATAATAAGCTAATTTTTCCATATTATTTAAAACTTTAAAAAACATCTGACCGTCTTTTATTCCTTTTACTTTGCAATATGTTTTAGGCGTTCCTGCATCGATAGAAAAACCACACCACCTCGCTGTTCTTGCAATTACATCGATATGTTCATCGGTCATTAACGAGCCATTTGTTATGATTCCGATTTCAATACCATTTTCATGCAGTCTTTCAAGAAACACATTAAATGCAGGATTCATCAAAGGCTCACCACCGCCAGCTACACACGTTGACTTGATTCCCCATTCTTTATAAAAATCAGCTAATTTCAATAGATGTTCTTCTGAAAGCATGTGTTTTTCGCCTTGCATAATATCTTTTGCATTGCACCAAATACAATTGTAATTACATTTGTTTGTCGGGTCTGTATCAGCAACGACCGGAGGCATAAACTTCTGGTCTGCGATTGCTTGAAGCTGTTGCGAATATAACAATACTTTCATTGAATTGAAAGGATTATACGGATTATTCCATTCTTTCATTCATAAACTCCTCAATTTTTATCATAACAGTCCTTTTATTTGTGAAAATCTATGAAAATATGTGTGTTCATTCAATGTTCGAACATAACCTTCTCTTGCTATTTCTTTTCTTCTTTCTTCAAAATTAAGTAGATACTCTATTTTTTCAACTGCTTCATTCATATTTTTATATGTAACAATTTCAACATCCGGTCTGAAACATTTTTTTATTTCTTCGCTTTCTTGCGTTAATAATAACGCACCGCATCCGGTTGCCTCAAAGTCCCTTGCATTTACTTGAATTTTAGATTTTGCAGAATCAGATGAGAGATTAATAACGATTTTACTCTTATTATAAATTTCTACTAACCCGCCTTGTGATATACGTTCGGTATTATCCCATCCTTTGCCGAAACAATTGACATTTATTCCTGCACCCCACAGTTGAGCAATCTTTTCTTCTCTCTCTGAGTGTTTGCTCCCGATAAACGATACATCGTAAATGCGTTCCATACCAAGATCACGACATAACAAATGATTGCAAGCCCACTCTGATAACACAGACTTATCGCCACGTTTCTCATGTCCTGTCTTATCTGTTGTTATAATAGTATCGAATAACTCCCAAACAGGCTTAGTCTCGTCATATCTCCATGAGTCATCAGCTAACCAGATGTATTTCTTGACTGGTAATTCCGCAAGTATCGTTTTATCGATCCAATCATGGAAATGAAAATAGAACAACACATCAGGATTATAATAATATACGGATTCTTTCAACATTTCAGACATTACTTTATAACCATACTGTTGTGAGATTGCCATATAATCGAAGTATATAACCGAGTAACCCATTGCAATAAACGTCTGATAGAAGTTATGATGTTCATAGCTTAATCCCCAATCAGCGTGTCCGTAATCATACTTAATGCCAACATACAGGATTGTTTTCTCTCCAGGCAATATTCGTTTTTCGAGTGAATCTGTAAGGACTTCATTTGATATATTCATTATTCTTTGTTCCTATAATAGGTGTAAAATATTGGAATTATTTTTGTTAGATTGCCAGCAGAAGTGAGAGTAACTACAACATTTTCGTTTAATATTTCGCCTTGTTTAGTTGCTTTATGAATTAATAAACCTGTTCCCTCCGGACAACAAGCAAGGTCTCTTCTCATTTTTACAAAACCGTCAGGAAATATTTCTTTTTTCTCCAAATCTATATTTCCGACTTGAAGATTTATATTATCATGATTGTTTATTTTAATTCCCGACGTGTCCAATTTTGCAATCATCGAAACAAGCCAATTCCCAGTTTGTTTTCTCGCTATCATTTTATTAAAATTGATTGCCATCTGATGCCGTATGAGTACACTATTCAGTCGTTTTAAATACATCGCTTCTGATATTGCTCCGATTGTTGTTTCATCGATTATCCTCATATTAGTATATTCAATCAGAGATTCCAATGACATAAAATCATTTTCAACGCCGTATTGCCATGTTCCCATCTGTATTGACAGTTCTTTAGATAGCATATAGGCATTACTTCCGCTGTACGGCACGCCGACAACGACATAATCTCCAAGTTCGTTCATTTTAATAAGCATATTTTTCATTTCTGTTTCAGTAAAATGCTCCATCGTTCCCATGCTGAACACAATGTCATAATGCCTGTCTTTAATATCAAATAAATCTATTTTCTCGAATTCACATCCGGTTATATTCAAATCCTTTGAGATTCGATTCACAAGGTCGATGCTTTCTTGTTCTAAATCGATACCATGACAGATTGCTTGTCTCTTTGATAATTCCATGCTGTACTGACCAGTGCCCGTCCCGACTTCGAGAATTGTTTTACCTTTTAAATCAAAATACTTTAACAAAAATCCAACAAACTCGCTTCTCTGAGTCTTGCCAGAAGGGTCATTCATTATTATTTCTGAAGGAATATTTTTGTAACTGTCCCATAGTGATGTCCAAACTGTAGGTTTAGAGTCCATTAATTAACTCCTTTTTAACTCCATGAATACATCCAAAATTTTCACCCGTTGATAAACTAACAGAATATTCCTCTCCATCACAATATACAAGTTCATCTGAATTTTCCATATCGTCATCAAATCCAATTATAAATTTCTTACTTTTACATACTCCTGATTCAAATTCTCTTTTTTTAGTCATATTAACTTTTTTATGATAACCATTAGTATGTTCTGTTGGTTTTTTAACAAATACATTTTCGTATACTATCCGTTTTCTCCAGAACTTACATTCTTTGCACGTTATCATTTCGTTAAAATCCTTTTAGCTAATAGTTTTCTTAATTTCGGGTCTTTCATGTATTCTCTCTTAAACCGTCTTCTCTCCGCCCTATCGTGTCCGACTTGTGCAAGATATTTGTCAAGATTATTGAGTACATCGGCAGTAACGTTTAATTTGTAATTCAGTAGTCTTGAATTCCAGCTTGCTGAGAATAAATACAATATTAGAATAATAATAAGCGCAATCAATTGATATATCATGCTTTCACCACTCTTTCAATTATATTTTTGAATGCCGATACCTGATTTTCAAGAAGCCAGCCTTTGTCAATTATATATTTTCTCAATTCATCCGGTTTTTCTCTGAATTGTAACTGTTCGACTGCCTCATCAATTGTGTTAAACAGCATATCCTCTCGATACTGTCTATCCGCACCGTAGAAGTTATGAATAACAGGTCTGATGCCTCTTGCCATTGCCTCGATAACACTGACATTATGACCTTCGTGTACTGAAGTAAGTAAAATATAATCTTTATCGGCATAGAAAGCATTCATATCTTTAACATTGCCGTGCATTACTATTTTCCCTTGAAGTTTCATTTCTTTAATCATGTGATTAATATAAATCTCATATCTTGCTTCCTGATAACCACCTGCAACGTGAAGTCTGTAATTTTCATTGACTTTTAATAATTCTTTAAACACTTGAAGCATAAGAGATGGATTTTTCTTGTGCGATATTCCGCCAACACTGCAGATTTTTAATCCGGATGTATTTTCGTTCAGTTTAATATTACTTATATCGATTCCGTTCGGGACAATAGTATAATCAATTTTGTTATTTATATTAATTTCGTTATGATACGTATTTACTACTTGAACCATGTGCCCTGAAACGTATATAATGTGATTTACCATGTCCCAGCATATCTCTCTCGGATAACCTGCCAAGCCTTCGTAAGAATGCAGTCTAACAATCACCTTTTTATTATTCTGCTTCCCTGTATATTTGAGATATTTTGTTATCGCAATTGCCGACTCGTTCGCCCATTCACACCAGATAACATCACCATACCCGATAGCTCTTATAACGTCATCCGTATTCCTGATTATGAATATTTTAGTTTCGTAATAATTACTAAGTGGTTTAACCCAATCGAGAAAAGTGTCAAGTCCCTGAAGACATGCTATCGATACTCTCATAATTCAATCTCCTTTAAAGAATTAAACAAACCATTACATCTTTCCCATACTTCTGTAAATAACCAGTATTCACGTTCATTTTTCGGCGATAATAGTGGTTTATCATCATAATCTTTTTCAAGTTGTCGCATAAATTTTTTTATTTGTTTTTCTGTTATTATTTTAATATGCATTTAATACCTTTCTTATGTGTCTCAATGCTTTTAAATCAAAACTTCGTAATGTTTCATCAACACCTTTATTCCACATATTAGCTTGTTTATATCTTCTCCTAATCTGATGCCTAATAGCAATACGTTTCATTACCTGTGAATTTTTATCAGAGTTTCTCATTATATTCTTTTTTAATAATGTCTATTGTTTAATTCTATTAATAATTCAATATCTTTTGCCGTTAAACCTATTTTTGACAATCCTTTAGTAACTTTGTTGCGCTGTTTTTGCCTTTCTTTTACATCGTGATTTACTATTATCTTATTTTGCCTTGAAGTTTCAGAGTGTCTTCTGCTCTCTTCTTCATATTCTTTTTTATAATCTAATTCATCTCCAAATATTAATTTACTTATTAAACCCTGATTACTCATTTTCCCTTCCTTTCTGTTTTCGGATATAATCTTGTTACTGCACCACCACCGGCAATATCCTTCCTTAGTTTAAAATCTTTTGTGAAGTTTTTCTCTAAAAAATACGGTTTATTAATCATCTTATTGAATTTAGGTGCATTATCTTTAATATATGACTTTGCTTTATTCGGTATTGCTCTGACATACTGTCGCTTATCAATTTCACCCGTTTTAAGAAAATTAACAACTTCTTCTCGTGAATATAATAATGTTTGAGTATAACAGATGCAGCGTGGGTGCCAGCCCTCGAACATAAATCCTGATGGATATTCTCCGGCCATAGAGTCACAAATATCTGGCGATGGGTGGTCAGCTGACAGTCTGACTATTATGCCTTTTACAAACGGTAATTTCTGCCGTCTGAGATAATCAGCGTTATGAAATGCCATGTTTATTTCAGTTGCCGATAATCGGAGTGCATTCTTAGCGGATGAACGATACACACCCTGTCCGGGATGATATAACTCTGCAGCTTTGCTTAATACAAGATTCCCTTCTTTATTTCTAACACGTCTAAATAGTTTTTCAGGTTCATTTAACAGTTTTCTTATATCCTGTGATATTTTCTGCGCTGACCTGCCTCGTGTTATTCCGGATGCAAGATATGTTTCGAGTAATTCCTTATTTTGAACATTCATTACATTCCATATTCGTTGACTTAGATTTAATCCCGCTTGTTTACGAGTTATAAACTGGTCAAGTGCCACAAGATTTAATCCCTGCATTGAAGCAAGTACTTTAGAATCAGCTTTTGTAGTATATCCGGATATCTGTCTCACTATCTCGTCGGCTTTGTCATTGCCAAGTTGCCATTGAGCTTTGACTCCATCCTCGACTGACGCTAACGTATTTTTTGAATATTCAGAAAGCACTTTTTCAAGTTTTATTTGTAGATTCCTGTTGTATTTATAAAAATTTCTCTTTGCATAATCGGCAGGATATTTAATTTTCGCCTGAGATATGTTTTTTGCAAGTTCGATTTCAAGAGCCTTAAATACTCTCTGTATTTCTCTGTTTTTTGCAAGTATTTGCGCTTCGTTTAATCGCTTATATTCAAAGTCAAGAAGCATTATCTCACCCACGGGTTAGCTGGTTTACATTTTTCTTGCGGAGTATAGGCATCATCTGGTAATTCTTCATACCATTCTCCTATTCTCCAACATCCTTTTGTATCATCAATAAATGCTCTTCGCTTAATAATTTTACCTTTCCCCATTGGTTGTCCAATATATAAACCGCACCATTTACAAAGATAACGCCTCCCGCTCTCCTTGCTATCGCTAAATATAATACCACCGTGAGCGAGATAAGTGCCTATCGCTTTACATTCCGGGCATTTAGTTCTGTATCTAATAATAATCTGGAATATATTAAATAGCTCATGCTTAATTTTAAACCATATAACATTAAAGCGCATTTTTACCCTATCCATTTTATTTGAGTAACTGATACCGGATTAACGCCCCACGTTCCATTAAGAACGTCAGGACTATACGGAGCTATTTCACAGAGTACATTTGCTTTGAATGTTGCTTTTCTTGTGTTTATCCTAACTTCGACAGGATATGCCATCATAGCTTCGCCGATTCTTTCTATATGCCCGATTTTATATTCTTTTAATTCTAAATGCATAAATGATGCTTTAATAAAATCGGTTGCAGTTGCAAAAAACGACCAGCCATCGATTACCCATGTTATATTGCAGCGTTTTGTCATAGCTTCGTAGTCTTTTGCAAGCCATGCTTCTAAAAATGCTTCTAATGTTTTTTTTGAGTTTAGTTTTTTGATTTTGCGTTTTACTGTGGAGGATTTTTTCATATTAATCTCCTGATTTGAGGTGTATGTTTATATTATATATAATAATTTGTATTATGTCAAGAAAAATATGAGTGCTGACCACAACCATCACATTATTATAGTTTTTGAATGATGTCTGAAAGGTTATCAGCACTCATAACTCATAAATTAAAACTTTCTGCACCTAAATTATTCTCGCTTTTTTTGTCAAGTTCCATCTGTTCAATTTCCGATGCTGAATCAGTTACATACGGATTATTTCTAACAGCGGTTTGTTCTGACATTATCGGTTTTCCACTGACTGCTTCCGATAGCATCGAAATTGCCTCTTTAATGTCCTGCGGAGTCGGGTCTTGAAACTCTGGTGTTGCTTGAACTATATCGAGACTTGCTTTCATTTTCACCGTTGTAAATCCAAGTATCGCTTTAACTACATTTAATCGTCTTGCAAAACCTTCACCAAATATTTCCTGATGATTCATCGATTTAAGCAATGCATCAAAGAATAACATTTTAAGCGCAATACCCGATAGACTTGTTATGCCTTTTACTGAACTGAAACTTATGTCCGGCGTACTTGAAAGCGTATATATTAAATCTTTAAGATTATTAATTTCAAGTTTCAGTGATTCCGGTTCTTGATCCCACGTCAAATATTCAGCATCACCATATTCTATTTTGCTCTGGTCAGGAGAAGCCACGCCGGCGAAATGAAGCAATTTGCCTGTTTGTGTTTTATCCGGCATTTGAATCAGCTTACCCTTAATCTTAATCAGAGGTGCAGCATAATAATCGTTTTCATCTGCATGGTTTGAAATTAGCGTCTCGTACCTGTCAATAAGCGACTGGACATCTGCCCATTCAGATTTTTCCTGCTCATAATAAACAATCGGAATCTTACCATACGGATTCGTTGTTCTCGACAGTTCTTTATATCCGCCACCTTCTTTGAATAGAAAATAAAACTCCTTTTTAGTATAAATATCGACACGTTCCTGCGCTTTTACAGCTTGGTCTTTCTCGTCGAATATATCGGTTGTATAAATGATTGTGAATGCATCCATTTTACCATATTTGTCCCAGTGAGGAAATATTTGGAAGCCGTCTTTATATGTTAAAAGCATAACGCCCACGCTTGCCGGCGCATAATCAGGGTCGTTCGGTTTTTTATCGTCATTTTTCTGTGCATACCATAATTCAGCGCATCTTGTCTCTATCATATTCGTTCTAATAAGTTGCCTGTCAAAATATTCAATTTTGTTTTCATCATAAACATCCAGAATCGAATTAAAAGCGTCTTCGGTGTTTTCTTCTGATTTAAGAATATATTTGACCGCTCGTCCGGCAAGAAATGCTACTGCTAAATTTGTAATCACCTTTTGAAACGTTGTAATTAATCGTGCAACCGGAATTGTCTTTGCAGTATCGTCCTTGCCAATCTTTTTATCCTGCCGTTCTAAAACCTTGTGTTTACCGTCATACTCATCCTGATTTTTAGTTGCATTGGCAATGTAATCTACATCCGAAGCAAGTGCTTTAATCAGTTTTGCCGTATCTTTAATTTGCATAATCTGGTCAATGATTGGAATTTCTTTTTCTGCCATAATATCGCTCCTTAGTTAAACTGGTATTCCGTATATCCTAACATCTATCGGTTCTTCTTCTATCTCAAAAATCTGCTCGCTCCATGAATATCTTAGTGCATCCATCAGGTGATTATATTTATCAATTGGAATATTTAAAACTTCGCCATCTTTGTTTTTCTGCCACTGATATAACTGAAACTCATTTATAACGTCCTGCAATTCCTGATGAATAACTATCTTGTATTCTTTGAGCCAATTAATTCCCGAATTAATAGAGCCTGGTTTCTTGTTTGCACCATAAATATTTATTCCATAATCGTTTCTAAGCGACCATATATCTTTCGGATAATTATCGGCAAGTATTTGCTCTTGATGCCCGTTTTCCTTGAGTGTTAATGGCATTATGTCTTTGATACATGAAGCAATCACGCTATTCACTGCACCATACTCATAAAAAGCGTGAGTTATGTATATAGTATCGCCTTTGAGCGCAGAGCGTATGCCGGCGGAAGGGTCATTTGAGAAGCCAAAATCAAGTCCATTTTTATACACGCCCATAGTTTCTCTGATTGCACTTAAGTCTTCGACTCTCCAGTTATCAAATACCAGATTGCCAAGCACACCCCAATTGCCGAGCGTATAAACGTTATAAAAATATTCGTTTGTTTCGTTTTCAAGTTTATCTCTGTCCTGCGTTGTGAGGAAGCGATTATCTTTATAAGTAGTTTTAACAATTAGTTTATTTTTGTCTTTGTAAACAGTATCATTTTCAAAAAAACATCCGGAAAAGAACTCCTTAAATATCCAGTGCGTTTTCATAATCGGATTAAAAAGGAATGTCTCTCTTTTTGTTATATTTTCCTTGCCACCACGAATTCGTTTAGTAACTTCTTTATACGCGTTGTATTGTATTTCAGTTGCTTCTTCAAAAACAACATCTGTGAGAACGCCTTTTATCGGAACAGTTGATTTAAGTTTTTGTGGGTCGTCAAGCCCGGAGAACATAATTTGATAACCATTTTTGCAGGTTATAGTGAAGTCTGATTTGTTCGGAGTGAATATTTTTTCTAAATTCCATTCATTGATACATTTTAATATTTCATTAAATACTGAGCCCCTTATTGATTTGCCAACGTTTCTTAAGATGAGATAGTTTCTATTGCCTTTCATAACATCGATTAATGTTCTTTGTGCAACGATAAACTTTGATTTGCCAGAGGATGAACCACCGAAAAATATCTGTAACGGAGTCATATCGTTCAGATACGGTATATAGACAGAATTAAATGCCTTTCTGCGTGGAAGGTGTACCTCATATTCAATATCATTCTTTGCCATTACTCATCCTCGTCTATAATAACTCTAATAGTGAGGTTTCCGGGTATTTTGTCTTCATATAGTTTTTGTATCTTAGCAAGCTGTTCAAGTGCTTTTATTTTTGATTCTGTTTTTATGTTCGTTACCGTGTCCCATTCTTCACCGTCTTTTTTAAGTCTCGTTTCTGTTGAGGAAATACAATATGCAACTTCAGGCGGTAAATCTTTAATCAATTTTAAATTGCCTTTATTGTCATATAAATCTTTAATATTAAAATTAGCAAGCATATTAATTTTATTCATCGTGTTATGATGGTCTGCCATCATATCTGCAAACAACTCTTCTTTACGTTTTGCTAAATATTTTTTTACCTCAACATGATTCAACAGTCTTTGTCCTTGAGAATAGGCGGTTTTTTCTGAATATCCTGCAGATATTGCGGATTGAGTTGCGTTGCCATAATTTTTAGTAAGATACATTTCGCAGAATAATTTTTGTTGTGAGTTCATAAAATAACCTGTTTTAAATTTGAGTGTGCCAGCAATCAGGGAACTGACACACTCTCGGAAGAAAGAAAAATGAAAATGTGGAAAGCCCACATAAATATTATAATAGTAAATTATAAAAAAGTAAAGTGTTTTTTTTGTGTTAATTAATTAGCGTTTAAAAATGGATGATGTAACAATTTTATATTGTTGTGTAGCAATAAGTTATATTAATTTCAATCGAAAAATCAAAAAAGTGTAACAACTTTATATTGTTGTGTAGCATACATTTAACAAAAACTTGTTACAGTTTGTTACAGCTTTTTTTTGAGTTATAATGTTATGTTGCATACGTTTATGGTAATCAGTTAAACCATTTGTAACAGATTTTGCGGAAAAACATACACATATATAGAGAGATAATAAAAAAATTTAATAAGTAGAAATACATACTCTCTCTCATGTATATATATATATTTTTTTTTGTTACATTTTATATATATATATATGTAATGTATTGATATATATATAGTTAGAGCTGTAACAAACTGTAACAAACTGTAACAGACTTTCGTAAGTTATTGTTTTTATTGAACCGTTTTGTAACAAACTGTAACATAATTGATTAACGATTGGTTTTTTGGCACTAAAATAGGGCATTTTAGCATCAAAACACCCTATTCTACAGTAGAACAAAAAACTTAAAAAGTTTTACATAATTGATTAACGATTAGGATTTTGTAATTTTTTTTATCAATTCTTGTAACTGATTTTCGAGTTTGAACACTCTTTTTTCAAGATTATCTATTCTGTTTTCTGATGATTTGTACTCTTGAGGAAGGTGTTCGGTTTGTTTTTCGAGTCTAATTCCGCCGTTTGAGTCCATTAAAATTCTCCTTTTTTGAGTTATATTTAATCCGGAAACACCATTTTGCCGGTTTCTTTAATAAAGTGAAAATCAGCTATATGCTGTAGCATTTGTAAGTTTGCTCTTTCGAGTATATAGGATATATCACAGTTATGAAATCCACTTTCGATAAACGAATATCCGCATACTTTACAGGTATATTTTTTATCGTCACCGTGATTAAATGGCAGACTACTATCCTCTATTGTATATTCCTGTGTAAAAAACGTTTCTGTTGTCCAGTGTTTCATATTAAAGCTCCTTTCTTTTGTTTAAGTTTTAATAATTTAAGACATTCATCACATATAAAAATAGTACTTAATATATACACATCTCCTGATAAATCAGCCGGATAAAAGGGACCCGGTATTTTGTCCTTTTCGTAGTATCTATCTGCTTTTATATAATTTCTTTTTTTTTCTTTAAATCTTTTTTCACAATGTGTACAGGAAGCCATGTTAAATTTCCTTTCTTTTTTTAAATGGCAGTTTATTTTTCAAATCTATAATGAACAATGCTCCATGTTCGAGTATCTCATACTTACCTATTATGGTTTGTATATTAAGATTATATTGGTGAATAAATTTAGAAATCGTCAGTGCCCCGCTGGTGCTAATTGTCCCGAAACTATTTTGTTTAGTAGGCACGATTTCAAACCCGATTTGCCGGTTTTCTCGGTCATAATATAGTTTAATAAATTTGCCGGTTTTTAGCAATAATTCTCTTTGTGCTGTCGAGTTAAAGAGTATTTGTGATATACCATGATAGGAGTTTATAATAGAAGCATACGGCTTTATTTTAAAACACCTGAGCGTACCTGATACATCAACTACCTCGAATGACATTATCTGACTCCTTGCTCACTGGTTCAGTATATCCACATATCAAACATAACCATTCGTTACCATCCCGTCTACGGCGTAAAACCATATTTTTGTGTTTACACTTCTTCTTATTCATGTTTCGTCTCCTTTCAGAATAGTTTCATCTGCGCCATCTCGGCGGATATGCGTTTGGTAGCGATGTCACAGTCTTTGGGATTTAATTCCATACATATATATCTCCTATTGTATCTAACTGCTATCACTGCGGTTGTTCCTGTCCCAGAAAATAAATCACAAACAATGTCCTTCTCACATGTAAAATTGTTAATTATGCGCGATGTTATATCTTCTGAGGTATATCCGGGATTACCGTAATTATTTTCTTTGAAGAAATACCCAAGGCCTGACATCTGACAATTATTCCATACGTTTTTTATTTTATTTTTTGGTTTTACATTTACTAAAATACTTGAATATTGATTTATAAAATTACCTCTAAATGTACCATATGGAGTCCACGACAAAATAATTTGTTTATAATCTTCTCCAAGCATATTCCAGTATTGCAATATATACTTGGTAGGTGTAAATATAGCCATTTTATTTTCAGATATTCTCTTTGCTTCTTTAATCCATTTATCACACCATTTTAAGTATTCTTCATCAAATAAATTGTCTTTATAAATACCATAATCCTTGCCTACATTATATGGAGGATCAGTCCATATCATATCTACGCTTCCATCCGGTATATCCTTCATCCCGATTAGGCAATCCATGTTATATATGCGGTTCAGTTCCATCATAGCTCCAGTTCTGTCTGTGTTTCGATTTTCCCTTGTCGTTGCCAGTCTGGCATCCATGCAGGATATGGCGGTAACATCCAGTCAAAAATATCTCCGAGAGGGTCACCGAAATCGCCTATTGCAAATTCCCAGTCACGGTCGGTCATTTCCCCTCCTCGTAAACCGAGCCGATACGCTTTGAATCTTTTAGTGTTATAAGGATAGAAACTGAACTTGTAAAATCCCCATGCGGACGAATGATTTCCCATCTTACTCTGTCTATACTATAAACGAGAATAAACTCATCACCATATTTGTCTTGCCCCCAGTCTCCGGCAAACCACCACTCATCGCCGACCTTAATCCCCATGTCGAATGAGTCATATTTAATTTTCTCAACCATCACCCAGCTTTTACAATCTGTCGAATATAAAGATACTATATTGCCAGAATATTCTACTGCGGGATAACAATATTCATCATAGGTTGCACAATGTTTTATAGCATTATCATATTGTAGTTTCCATTCATACCCTACTATCTTGCCGTCTTTGATTAACCGGCTCATGCTTTCAGTCTGACTTCCGTTCATAGCTCATTCTCCTCTGCTTTCATTTTCTCGAACTGCCTGATTATATTATCGCAAGTCCAGTTAGCGTAGTTCGCAGTCAAGCAATCAAGATTTTTGCCTCGACTTTTCATTAACTCATGGACTGCTTTTAAATCGTCATCGTCAGGCTTTGTAATGAAAATCTCCACACCATACCACTTCTTAAATTCTTTAACAACTTCAATCGCTTCATCGATAGTCCATAGCCCAAACCCCTCCTTATGCTCAGTCAAATAACGAGCATAACATTTTCCGCACGCCTCGACTGAATCATCAATACATTCTAAGTCAGGAGGGCATATAAGATGTGAAATATCTTTTAAAAAATCTGCGAACTTTTCAAGCTTACGTTCTTTCTCGGCTTTCGGTTTATCTGCCATCGGTTAGCTCCTTAAATTTATTATATTTGGCAAGAACTTTATCCGCATATTTATCATCTCTATTGTATTCCTTATCAAAAAATCTAACATTACAATGATATTTCATTCTCCTTAATGCATCTGCCATTTCTTCAAGTAAATCATCACGCTCATCGCTCATTCTATTTCCCCTCGTTTAATATTATCCTATCAATTTCCGCTATAGTATACCGTCCCCTGAAATACTCTAACACCGGTTGTCGCCAATCTGATGTCCTATCAGCTTATCAGAAGTATATAGATTAACCCGCATAGTGTTCAGCCCGATCTGACCGCAGGCAATCTCAGCTATCGTTGACGCTTCGATACAATGAGCAAACTTCTGGACTGATATTAGGAGTATAAGTTTCATTGCGTTGTTCCTTTTTTTTGTTAGAGCGGTTTACTCCGCTTTTGCATCAACCATTCCTAACTTCTAATAATGCCCCGCATTCTGGGCAGTTATAAACCATTTCATATTTGTTTATATAGGATTTATTGCAACCAGACCTTTCCCCTTTCCACCCGCAATTATGACAAATCATCTCGTCATCTTCCAAATAAATTGGCATCTTACTTTCTCCTTTTAATAGACAGGGCTGGCAAGGATTTTTGTACACCCTGCATGATTCCTTTCTGGAGAGGACACTGCTTTATCAACTGGGTTTACAGTACCTCAATCCGCATCGGTGTCACCAGTCTGACCAGAAATCTACCGGATAGCGTCTACATATTCCGCCACAGCCCTGTCATTCTTATTCAACCAGTTTTACTTTGTTTATCTCAACCTGTTTAATAAATTAAAAACGGAATTATCCCTTGACATACGAAATATATTAATTATATTTATTAATTAGTTTTACATATAAGTTATATATAAAAGGATATGCGTTGTCTCTATTCCTAATAACATTGCAAGTATCACTTTTAACGCTTCTGATAACGTCACTTCTTGATTATCATGGCATAAAGTCAATATTAATCTATAATAACCTATGCTTAGTATTATTGATATTACTTGTTGCAGCATGGCAGTTTCTCACAAAAAAATTATCATTTAAAAAACATAAATACCATAAAATAATAACATATATTCTCAAAGCACTTAAGAACAAAAAAGACAATAATTATTTAAATATCGATACAATAAAATACGATACTCAAAAAGTAAAATATTGTGCTTGGTTGATTTGGAATATGTACACCTGCATACAAAAAATAGAAACTTAACAATAACAAGTATATCGAGTTCATCACTTTTCTCCTTTCGGCGCAGGTTCTGCTCTCTTAAATTTAGTCTGACAACTATGACAAAATCTCATAGGGCAATCGTATGGTGCAACTGTTAAATAGAGCGTTGTAACAAACTCATTACTCTTACACGTAGGACATATATCATCCCGCTTATCCTTTGTGTCTATCATTTTGTAACCCCTTTCGGTGCAAGTTCAAATAGTGATGAAGTAGGAACACTAAACTCCGCACCACCATCAACTGTCTCAATGCCACAAATATTCTTACCATACCACACCAGCCTGACTTTCTGATATACATTAGGTTTCAATTTGAATTTAGATATATCGTCAGCCCATACTGTAACTGTAGTATGCGGTTGTTTGACCTTCGGTTCATTAAACACTTGCTCAACTGCTTTGTGCATCTCTTTCTTAATTTGTTGCATCTGTTTATTCATTCTAATCCCTCCGGTTTAATTTAATCTTACAAACAATATATAATATAATACATTTCATGTCAAGTCTTTTTTATGAAATATTTTATTTGTTGGAATTATTGTTACTCTCTGGACAATTCCCATAAATCTTGCTGTCTTGGAGTCTGCGCCTTCAAATCTTTTTAATATTCTGCTCCAGTTGTTTTCATGCTCTGAATTTTTTAAAATATTTTGCACTCCGGCATGAGTGTCTGATATAATAATCATTCTACCGTCATCGGTTTCTTCGTATTTAATTCCAATTCTTTCAAGCGCATTTGATGCTGAAGCTGATATATCTTGCGTATATAATATTTCGGATACGGTTTTTTCGAGTTTATCTCTATCTACCATATATGATAATGTATGCTCCATAATTCTGTTCAAACAGCGTTCCTCATCCGCTAATCCTTCAATTGACGATTGCTCTGTCCAGTCTTGTAATTCTATCCACTTAACCGCATCCTCATACGATATTTCATTTTCTGATGTTAATGCAAACGCTCCGGCAATTAACGTTCCATACTGGTCACCAATTCTCTGATTGCCGAATTTAGTTGCGACTGCTTTTCCGAATGTTCGAGAATTTTTTAATATTGCCGGAATAAGTTTAATAGCTCTGACTCTTAAACTCGCACAATATTCAGCGTCAAGAAATAATGAAGCATTAACTATTTCATCAAAAAAGTCAACAGCATCGGCAGGATGTGGTTTTTTAAGCGATAAAATAGTTATTCTCGATGCATCGGCTTTCTGGTGTATATTCACGCCAACGGATGATAAACAGAAGCATGACCTGATTTTGAATTCAATTGCATTCCCGTGAGAAGAACCCTTGACAATAGGTGCGCCAGTCTCCGATGATGCTTGTCTCATTAATTCGAGAACTGACTGAAGTCTCTCCCGTGCTTTTCTGTCTTCTCCCTCTGTTTCATCCAACACAACCGGAAACGCATTAATGCCAAGCCATTGTCTGATTCCTGCCTCAGTTGTATTTGACTGAGCATTCATAGAAGTATGCCCCAGAGCCGGTTTTATTATATTATCTGAGAGCCACGTCTTCCCAGTGCCGGATGACCCCGTAAGCCATACATGAGGTCGCCAATATAACGCACCGCAAATAGGAGCGATCGCACACCAGCCAGCCAAAATTGTACCAGATATTGGTTTTTCCCATGATGGCATTCGGCATAAATTAAGAAATTTAATTGATTCGGTATTTGACAGCGGGTCTGCTTGCGTTGATTCGATAGGATATGATGCATTATAGATATATTGCGTTTTAAAATCTTCAATATTATACTGTAATCCGTCAACGATCAGCATATTCCCGTTGTGTTGTACGACTCGACCGTTATCAAACCAAGTTCCGCAACCTCTCAATTTTTTAGCATCATAAATACCTTTGCTTTTTGAAACTCTGAACATGAAGTTTCTTGCAGCATTCCAGTCAACGCCTTTTTTATTTCCAAAGGTATCTTCCCACCAAATTAGTGGAGCAAGCGCAATTAGATTCGCCTGAGAGTGCTGTTCGGCAGTTAATCTAACAAGTTGCAAGTCTTCATCCGGCATATAGTAGAAACAACCATCATTACTACCAAGAATTTTAAATGGAGGATGTTCCGGGTCGGTGAATTGAGTTTTTATTTTCTCTTGAACTTCTTCGGTTTTATCCTGTTGCGGAATCCAACGGGGAGAATTTTCGACAATTTCAATAAGTTGCTCTTTTGTTCCACCGGCTTTAATCCAATCAGAAACATCCTGACCTTTTGACAATCCATCCAGATTTGCAATAGCAATATATGAAGCATACGGGAACAATAATTCAGCGACTTTTTGAACATGATTGCGACCGGGCTCGTCATTATCTGCAATTAAAATAACATTTGCACTACTGAAATATTGAGAGAATTCCTTTCTCCATTTTCCTGCTCCACCGGAATTGCACGTCGCATAGAGTCCGAGCTTTTCAAGACTTATAACATCCTTTTCACCTTCAACAATGAAAATTGCTTTGCCTTGTTTAACGGCATCGATAATTCTTGGTAAACGGAACGGAAGCGAAGGCACGTTTTTGAGATTATATATCCAATTCTTCGGGTCATCCGGGTCTGGTCTGCGTTGTGCGAATGATTTCGGCTCATAACGACATGCCTGATAAATAAGTTTTCCGGTTATATCGACATAATCATAAGTCTGTAATAGCTTTTTCTTAGCGGTTTTTTCTGCGAATAAATCAGATAGCTTATATCCGATTGCAGAAACGATAGCTTTAGTTTCGCAGCCGGCGAAACAGTGTAGTAAAATTGCAGTGTCGTCTTGTTTAATTGAGAGACTGTTGTTTTTATCATCATGTGCTGGGCAGATTGCAGTAAACCCATCGCCTGACTTCTTTACATTTGACAGTTTAGAAAGTATTTCATGGATGTTTGCGGACATCAATATTTCCCCTGATTATTATATGTTATACATATTACATATTATATTATCACTTGTCAAGCATTAAAATAATTCATACTGTATAGTTGGTTCAAACGAAGTATCGTATCTTTTGTTAACTCCTTTCGGATATGGTAAAATTTTATATTTAAGTTTAGACATCATTTCTTTCTTTTGGTTCTTTGTACCAAGAAACATAAGATATCTATATTTAGGTAGTTCATTTATTACATCCCCACAATATAATGTAAAGTTTTCTCTGACAGTTAAATTGTCATCATATTTAAATCCATTTGTTAAAAACCAATGTTTATTTAAATTTCTTGAATGTATTTGGGTATTACCAAGAATATAACTTGTTTCCCTTGAAGACATACCAGTATAAATCCAGTTTGTTGCTTGATAAATATATCCACAATGATTATTATTAGGGTCTGCAAAACTTATTAAACACAGTGGTTTTGGTAATAATTTCAAACACATACCTACAAAAATACTAAGCGAATTTTTATGTAAATTATCATTTACAACTAATCGGTTGAGTTCTAAGGTTTTAATAAGATAGTTGTTAAATATACATTTACCCATATTCAATGAAGGACATACCGGAGTACCCAAAGTACAAACTCCTTGTAATATATTATCACTATCAAATAACCCAAAAGCATAAGAAATTGATGGTATTCTGTGTGCATAATGTTTTTTAAGTAACCATTCCTTATACTGTGTTAAATCTACACCATGAACGGAATATTCGTTTTTAATACTCATTTAATAATTCCCTCATTTCTTCCTCTGAATTCACAACCCCGGCTATACCACCGGCAAGCGTTAATTTTTCAATAAAGTTTTTCTGAGCGTCTGATAATTTCCCTGACTTTGTTTTTATTTCAATGCCGGCAAATATTGCAACGGTTTTGCCAACCATTTTTTGAGTTATTTTAACTGATTTCCATCCAATTAAATCACAGCTTCCTTTTATTAAACCATAATGTACCTTTCTCGCTTTATCATATCCGACAGTATTTCGGAATAATACGCCAAGTTTAGATTCTGATATTGCAAGTCTAATTCTGTTCTGTAGAGTTTTTTCAAGCATTATCGGTTACCTCGTATTTCTCCTTAAGGTCATCAGGAATTAAATCATTTTTTTTAATAATATGTTCAATAATTCCTTTGCGGGTATGATAGTCTCGTTTGGGTGCGATTCTCAATAAATCTTGAATTGTCCATTTATCGAGGTTTAATTCTGGTGCGGGCGGGATGAAGCATATCGAACATAATGTTTCATTATTATTAACATGCCACGAGTCTTCTTCAATTGCTGTTTCAGGGTCAATTTCTCGATAAAAATATGCAGTTTTCTCACCGCATAAATCACATTCGATTGTAAATACTTCATCGTTAATTTGGACAATCACCGCTAAGTCTCCTTTCTTCATATAATATTTCTCTTGTACTGGGAAATAATGCAATCGATTTACTTCTATCAGTGAATCCATTATTTATAGCAAGACTCCATAACAGACTAAAAAACTTCTGATATATGAGTGATTGTGCATAATCAGAGACACTGACATCGTTTTTTTGCCAAGCCTTTTCTGTCATGTATGATATAATTTTTTCAGCATACCATAAACTCATCAAATCTGATACTTCTTTCTGATTTAGAAATATGCCTGTATGCTGATAAGTTTGCTCGCTCATAAATGGAATCCCCACAATTTCCGCAACCATTCTATTTTAAGTTTATCGTCATATCTGTATATCTCAAATGCGTTCGCAATTGCATAAGAGAATTCCCACCATATCCAAATAGCAAGCCAGAAAACCGGATACAATAATATAGGAGCGTGAATAAGAAATAATATAATAGAATACGGAATTCCATAACTAACCGCTTTTAAAATATGCCATAATTCCATAAGTCTGCTTCCGGCTTTCATGTGGTCAACTGAATCAGCACAAGCGTTAATCATATACGATAATACGAGTAAAAACATAATCACTGCATTCTGAATTGTTATCATTTTATTTATCTCCAATGTTAAGATGTAATAGGCAGACAGTTTCCTATTTAGTTATATAATATCATTTACCCGATAATCTATTGTTTCTACGGTCTTTCCGTTTTCCATAATAAATATACGATGTGGGTCAATTTGTTTTTTACCCTGAGGCAAACATAATTCCATTATTGTCTCATAAGTTGATGGGTCGTTTGAGCTTTGTTTTAAAAACACTATTAAACGCTCATTATCACCATTATTAAAAACATCATGCATTTGATTAAATTCGATAATGTGTCGTTCCTGATGTATTAATTTACAATCTGGGTATCTATAAATACTCGCAATCATACCTGTCTACCTTTCTGTCTACTGTCTGCCTGTTTATTTTGGTTATGAAATTATCCTATATTTGGATACTCACCACATATAGGTGTAATGTCAATAATCATTTTCCCAATTACACTGGTCGTAACTTTTACTCTTTTTATATCTATAATTCCACTCATTGGATATACGACAACATCTCTATAGTTTTTATATTCTTCGCAGTAATCATTGCCGAGTGTAATATCTGCTTCTGTTTCTGTGATAAGTACTCCAGTACTGATTAACTTCATCGGGTGTAAATCTTGACAGTCATCTTCATGAAGTGTCTCATACCCGTGTTTACAGCAATCATGCCAAGACAGAATTATAATTGTTTTACTTAGTTCTTTCATCTTTTCTCCCTCACTTTTATTAAACATCCCAAGTAATTCCCCTCAAATAATCTTGAGCATACTTTGCGCTTTTCTTAACAGAGTATTCGGGGGAATTTATCTGTTGTGCCTCAGTATTTACGATAAACAAAAGATTATCAATAAGCTCCGTTAAGCGTGTCAAATTCTTAAATCTCTCTTCATCGATATTGGTATCACCGGCTGCCCCCACCTTTCCGTTTAGTTTCATTACAATTTCAAATAGTTCCATTTTCTTTCTCCCTTAGTAGATTCTTAGTGGCAAACTCTCATCTTTGTCTTTATCAAATTTTCGGTATGGTCTGAAATAGTAGCAATCTCGACATCCACCACCAGTTTCGTTCCTTCTTTTCATGTTAGAACAATAATCATTACATTCAACCATAGGACGTTTGCTCTCATACACTAAGTCCATTAACACCGGCGGATTAAACATGCACTCACCCTTCATTATCTTTCCTCCCTTGTAATTTTATATCATCTGTTATGCCACTATGGTTTGCCCTATCGTCAATAATTTCCTGATGAGCTGTTTTCACAGCCTCGACCAAACTATCGGCTACATATCTATCTTTACCAAGCATGGCAAATAATGTTTCTTTCTCTTCTGCTGTAAGTTCAGGTTCGGGCTCTGTTATATAACCAGCCTCATAAAAATACCCCAAATCTGACATACGAAACGTAGCCACTACATTCCCTCTTGCCTCTAACGCTTTAATTAACTCTGTATCACTGTAGTACAGAAGACTGGTTTTATTTAACATTTTATCTCCAAATTTTATATTTAGACGTGCCGTCAGGTTCAGGGTCGAATGGCTTATCAAGTTTTATAGTTTTGTCAAAGAAAGTTACAATTCGTGTCTGACCTGCGCCTTTGCCTGAAATGATAGTTATTTTAACAGCTCTTTTTAGCACCAATTTTAATATTAAATAACCAGTCAGCATAATACACAACAAAATCTTTAAAATCAGCATACAATAACATCTCCTTTCTGTCGAATCGGAACAACCAGAAAATAAGTAAAATATATCCAAGAATTAATGTAACGATAAAAAATAAACATGATAGTATTTCAAGCATTAGTTCTCCCGATTTAAAATAATTTCAGTTGCGATACTGCCGATTGCAGATTTTTTACCATAACATCAAAATAGCTTTCTTTTAATTCTATCGCAATTGCTTTTCGGTTATGCTTTACCGCTATAAATGGCTCGCTACCGATACCGCCAAATGGTGTTAATATAGTCTCACCCGGATTGCTGTACAATTTTATACAACGCTCGATTGTTTCTAATTGTAATACAGTTAAATGTTTTTCATCTTTTTCATCTCGTGCACAATAATATTGAAGAGTGTTAGTCTCGTCAATATCAGTCCATATACCATTTGCCCATGTTTTCCATGTTTCGTTATCTAATTCACCATTTTTGACTGGTTCAATAGGAGTCATATTATCGCCCGGTTTTTTAAATATTAATATCTGGTCAATAATTGCTGGTCTTGAATGTGATGAATCTTTCTGCATTTGTCCAAAAAGCAAAGGTTTGCATTTTGTTCTTATTGCCTGAGATTGTGGATTTTTCTGAATAAATGCACGCCCTACAAATATCCATCCAATTGATTCATGTAATTGAATAACACGTCCGGGAAAATCTTTTAATCCGATATACCCGTCCCTGTTTGCCATCGCAGGAGTATCGGAAGTATGAACACATGATAAGCGTCCTTGTTTTGTTATTCTTAGCATTTCTTTTACAATAAATTCATAATGATTAAGAAACTCATCCAAATTTTTACAATTAGATATATCTCGCTCGCTGTTTGAATAAACAAATAAATCTGCAAAGGGAGGGCTGTATACGCTTAAATCTATACTGTCATTCCCCAATTTTGGTAACTGCACACATGAATCACCTTTTATCGCAGTCCACATTTCATCCGTTACAACATCTTCGGAATAATTATCAATAACCGTTTCAATTCCCATGAGTTCTTTCTCCTCATAAATTTTAATGTTCTCTATCATTTTGTTTCGTAGTCTGGTTGCCTGTAATTCCTTTCGTTTTATGTTTTCAAATATTTCAATTTCAGGACTTGTCAATAAGATATAAACGGAAACCTCTTTTTTCTGTCCAAATCTCCATTCTCTACGGATTGCCTGATAATATGATTCCCACGAATCATTTAAACCAAAGAATACCATATTATTAGCATTTTGGAAATTCATCCCATATCCGCCTATTTTTGCTTTTGTGATTAATACAGGATATTTGCCATCTTGAAATTCTTCAAAATCTTTTGACTTGGATTCTAAATCATCACTTCCTTTTACCTCTCTTGATATATCATGTAATGCTTTTAATGCCAGATTGCTTTCTTTGTCAAGTCCGCACCATATTATCCATTGACCTGAATCCGGATTAACTATTTCTTTTAATATATCAATTTTAGTATTAACCATATCTCTGCGAACTTCCATCCGGTCGGTTATGCCTTTTAATCCCATGAAAAACAAGCTATCAGTTTGATGATAATTTGAGATTTCTTTTATCATAGGAATAATATTTAATTTCGGTAAAATAAACCCATCATCTTCATATCCTAAGTCGGATGGTTTTGTCATAAAAATCGCCCATGATGACATCCATTCAAAAAACTTATTTTCTGCGTGGTGCTTTATACGCCATTCCGTACCACCTTTATTTGTGCCTTTTTTAAAATAATGATTCCCGTTATAATTGACTGTATGTTCTTTATTTGCATTTATAAAAAACATTGCCAGCATTTCCTGATGAGTGCATACTTCGAGAAAATGAGCATGATTGCCTATCTCTATATAATCGTTCGGAGCTGGTGTTGCAGTACAACATAGTTTATATTTTACACCTCTGAACTTATCTAATAATTTACGTTTGATTTTCCCCGATATTGACTTTATAATGCTGGATTCATCGAGTACAAGAGAGTCTATATTGTTATCAAAATTATCTATTAATTCATAATTTGTAATATTAATACCCGATTTTAGTTCATCTTTATTTCTGACATAATTAACTGAAATATCTATTTTCTTTGCTTCCCGGATTGTTTGTTTTGCAACAGAAAGAGGCGCAAAAATAAGACAAGTACCACCCAATAATCTCGCCCATTCTAATTGAGCGAAGGTTTTCCCGAGTCCGGTGTCAAGAAATATCGCACATTTCCCTTTCTTAACCGCCCATTTTACTATATCTTTCTGAAACTCAAATAATAACGGATTAATATCGGTTTTATTTATTTCTTTACCTACTGAATTTAATTTATATTGTTTTGATTTCAAAAACTCATCATAATTCATAATTCCAATTCTCCCGTCATACAAGTTGTTTATCCCTCCTGACTTTCATTACCCAGTACACCCAGCCCGGTTTATATCCTCGTTTTTTAGCGACTTCTCTGAGTTCTTCTTCGGTTCTTGCTTGTCTTATTTCATGTTTCTTTTCAAATCTCATCTTTCTTTTTTCTTCATCGCTTATTTTTACCAATTCGCCGTCAACCTGTTCGATTTCTCTCGATTGCACAGGGACAACCCATCCGCAAAATGGACACTGTTTCTGAACACGTCTAAACATCAAATAGCATGACTGACATTGTACTATATTAATTTCGTTTTCTTCACTTATATTTCTTGCTTTCTTTTTTATGCCATCGAGTGTCCATTCTCTGTCATCGTCCGGGAATCCATGTCTGAGCGTATTGCCAACGTGGTCGAGTATTGTTGAGTGTTTTTTCCCTTTGAATGGTCTTAATATTCTCCCGCATTGCTGTAAAAATAATCCCATCGATGCCGTAGGTCTTAACAGTATTCCAACTGATACGACAGGAATATCAGTGCCTTCGGATATAATTTCACAGGATGTCAGCACCTTAATTTTGCCATTTGCAAGATTTTCAATTCTTTCTTTTCTGATTGTATCATCTAATTTCCCATCAATTGATTCAGAAGGAATTCCGACAGAATTAAATTGTTCTGCAACGTGTTTCGCATGCTTAACAGAAGCGCAAAATGCAATCGCTGGTTCATTCGGGCATAATTTAACATAATGTTCAACGGCGCATCCTGTAATCGTAGGCTTGTCCATTAATTCATCTACTTCGGATTGCTTATAATCGCCATATTGTTTATGCAAATTTGACATATCGAGTTTATTCGGAGGTGCATAAATAACAGGTTGTGATAAAAATCCCATTTCAATTAATTCCGAAACAGAGAGTCCATTTACAAGCGTATCGAAATAACCGCCTGCCTGCACACCAAGCCCTTTGCCATCCAATCTAACTGGTGTAGCTGTAACGCCAAGCAATCTCGCTTTCGGATATGTAGATAGTATTTTCTTCCACGAGTTGGCAAGAGTGTGATGACATTCATCCACTATAATTAAATCAGGAGCTTTGTATTTTCCGAGTCTTCTGACTAATGTTTGTACTGATGCGACCTGAATTTTATCATAAGATACGGAATATTTAGGAGCGATTAAACCATGCGGAACTCTCATTTCAAATAGTGCTTTTGAGCATTGAGCTAACAGTTCTTGCCTATGAACAAGTATCATAACACTATTGCCTTTTTCGGCGACTTTTTCAGTTATATAAGCAAACATTACCGTTTTGCCTGACCCTGTCGGTGACTGAAGTAACGGAGCATTAAATCCCGCACGGTAAACGTCCCTGACTTGTTCTACAATAGTTTTTTGATAAGGTCTGAGTTTATACTTCATTTGAAATTATCCGGTATGTCAGTAGTTTTTAATTCCTCTTTTATTGCTTTTAATGCAAGTATAAGCGCACACTTTCGACATACATCCTCGCTAACTTCTTGTCTAACTGATTTAATTTGATAATATGCATCCGACTTTTGCATTCTATGATGTATATCGTTTATATACATTATTCGCTCAATACCTCTGACCGTTGTTTTTAAATACTTTTCTTCAACAATATCATCATTATCAACGAGTTCTTTTCCGCAATAATCGCATATTTCCATTTTCATTTTATCTCTCCTTCTTCAACCCAGTATGAATGTCCGCCGACATCATCCATATTTCTCATTTGAGTTTTTTCATTCATAGTCATACAAATCAAAGCTGTTTTTTTAATCTCGTATAATGCTCTCAATATACCACTCCTACCATCACCATCAAGAATATCAACACCATCGAGTATAATAATGTCAGAATTATCATATATCGATATTGCAAGCTGGACAATAACTCTGATTCTATATTTTTCTGACTGTGATAGAAGTTCATATCTCCTGCCGTTTAGTGTAAAATTTAATGTTTCAGAATTAACGGAAATGACACCGAATTCAGCTTCTTTGCAAAGTTCGTGAATTTTTTTATTAAATTTCAAAATGCCATTTGAGAGATTAAGTTTTCGCAATCCTTCGGGAGCGAGAGCAGTCACTATAATTGCAGTTGCAAGAATCTCATTATGTACGTTTCTGGCTTCAAGATATGACTGAAGCATAATTGATTGATTTTCAATTATCTCAATATCCTTGTCAATTATACTGGCATCTCTACCTTTTGATTTTTCAGGTTTTTTATTCCACTTTTCAGTCGCATCTTCACATTCTTTTAATAAATATTTTGCCGTTGTAAGAGAATCCTTTGCTTTGTCAAGCTCATTCTGTAACTGATTCCCCTTTTCGATATAGGCATTATATTTATCTTCGACTGCTTTTATCTGAGCATCGGTGACTTTTTTGCCTTTGACTATTATTCCATTTTCAATAGTTACCGGTTTAGCACAGTGCGGACACTCCTGATTTTTCTCGATAGTTTTTTGAGGTGTATAGTTCCAGTATATACTATAATCAGATCGAAGTTTATCGACAACGGTCTGATGGTCTTTAACATTTAGTTTTGCTGATTCTAAACCATCGACATACGACCGCAGTCTTTTTTTCTCTGATTCATCCAGAGCGGTTGTTGTGATTGCACTATCTCTTTCTTTTCTAAGAGCATCGATTTCTTTGTTTAGTGATTCAAGTTTTTTGCTTTCAAGACCGAGAATCCATCCTTCAGGTTTCCAGATTTCGCCTTTGTTGACACCATACTGTTCTCCGGTGATGTGTTTCCATGTACCCTTGAGTTCTGCGCCTTTGCCTTTGCATCGCTCATACGCACCATCCCACGTCAATGATTCAACGAGTTTCCATAGTTCATCGAATGACTCATCGTCCATGTTTGCTTTTTCAACAGCTTTTTTTAAATCTGATTTCATAGGATTTGTTTTTAAAAGGTCTGAAAAATATGTTGCTCGCTCACGTTCTGAAATCCATACAGGAGATTTCATTCCGGCAGCTTCGTAGGAACATTTTGGAATTGTCCCGCCGGATGTTAATTTGCAAATAGGATAATCGATTAGAGATGTACCAGCTTCGCATTCAAGCATGATTTTGCCAACGCCTGAATTTGTATTTACAATTTCTGTGGAATCCTTTTTAAGAATATATGCCGGTAATGGTTCTCCAAGAAGCACTGAACCAAGTGCTTCTGCAATTGACGATTTCCCCTGATGGTTTTTCCCTGCGATAAGACTTATGCCGTTAATATCGAGTTCGGCATGTTTAATGCCTCTGTAAAAATCAATTGTTAATTTCATTTTTCTTATTCTCCTGATTTTTTAAAATGATAATTTTTAGCCTTAATAGTTACACCCTCCGGGATAGCCGTCAGGCTTCTGAGGTTAAGGTAACCGCCTGCGGAAATAGTTACACCCTCCGGGATAGCGGTTAGACTTTCGAGGTAAAGGTCACCGCCTGCGGAAATAGTTACACCCTCCGGGATAGCCGTCAGACTGCTGAGGTCAAGGTGACCGCCTGCGGAAAGAGTTACACCCTCCGGGATAGCGGTTAGACTTTCGAGGTTAAGGTTACCGTCTGCGGAAAGAGTTACACCCTCCGGGATAGCCGTCAGGCTTCTGAGGTCAAGGTAACCGTCTGCGGAAAGAGTTACACCCTCCGGGATAGCGGTCAGTCTTCTGAGGTCAAGGAAACCGCCTGCGGAAAGAGTTACACCTTTCGGGATAGCGGTCAGGCTTCCGAGGTTAAGGTAATCGCCTGCGGAAAGAGTTACACCTTTCGGGATAGCGGTCAGGCTTCCGAGGTCAAGGTCACCGCCTGCGGAAAGAGTTACATTTTCCGGTATACTTGTCAGGCTTCTGAGGTTAAGGCAATCGTCTGCGGAAAGAGTTACACCCTCCGGGATAGCGGTCAGTCTTCCGAGGTCAAGGAAACCGCCTGCGGAAAGAGTTACACCTTTCGGGATAGCGGTCAGGCTTCCGAGGTCAAGGAAA